ATGAATGTGATGAGTGCGGTTCTTTCACAAACACAGATCCAAACCTTTTTCGGAAACTAACGGGAAATGTGAAAAATGCTGTTGACTCAAATGTGTCACTAAAAGATGATAAAATTTACTGTGTTCCATGTTTTTTGAAGATGAAATGTGGAATTATTATCGAAACTCACCGAGAATCTGGAAAAATCACCTGGAAAACGAGATTTCCGGAAAAACCATTTCATAAATCTACGTGAAGTCAATGTTGATAAGGAGTTATTTTATGAAAACTATCAAAAATACAGGTTATTGTGGTATTTTGGTGTTTGTTTTCTAGGAAAAAATAGGGGTGATTTATGAAAAAATCCTTTCATACGTTTCGTCTTACAGCGACAAGGGTTTACACGATTTTGAAAAAATCTATGAAATGGCATTTCTTAAATTAAGTTGTTGAATTTAAAGGACTATTTTAAAAAAAGTGCTGATTTAGGAAACAATGCAGTCTTTATAAATAAATATTACCTGTAAGTAATAAAAAATAGGTACTTGACAATGAAAGTAAAAAAGTATATAGTATTTAATAAGGAGAGGTCTGTTAATAAATTAACCAATTGTATTTCTACCCTTTGGGTGAAGTTGGCGACAGCCGGATCACTATTAACTTTTCTTGTCCTATTCCCCGCCGGATGCGAAAATGAGCAAGTTTTGCAAAAACCCAGAGTCTTTCCTGACATTGACCATGCACATGGCATAATCCTTGCGATAGATAAATCATTAGATGAACGGATTAAAAGGAACGAGTTTATGATTAACCAGTATTTGTATAACCTTGAAAGGAGAAAAAGTGAATAAGGACTATAAAATACGGAACCACGCATGGGTATTGCCAAGACCAAACAAAAGTAAATATATAGGTAGTTTTCCCTTGCATTTTGAAAAGAAGTTACACAAAGTACTCGAGATAAGTCCAGATGAGCACAAAATACTTCATCCTTTTGGTGGCAAGGCTGAATTTGGAGACAGGGTGGATATCAATCCAGAGGTTGACCCAGATTTCGTTGGAGATGCTCACGATATGCACTTTATTAAAGATGAAACTTACGACTTAGTTATAGCAGATCCGCCATATAGTGAAGAGTATGCAAAAGGATTATACGGAACCAAAAAGCCCAGATGGAAAACTTGGACACAGGAGTGTACTCGAGTTTTAAAAGAAAACGGTCTGTTCGTTATATATCATTATTTAGCCTGTCCGTCTATACCTAAAACCGTACTTGAGCAAAGAATCTTTTTAGAAACAAGGGTGTGGCACAAACTAAGATGTATTCATATACACAGGAAAAGAAGTGATTTATGGTAGTATTCATACAATTTAAGGAGGAGATGATGAAATTTATTTCCGTAAAACTGTTCCGGAAGTGTAACCTGTACCTATAGGGGGCAGAAAAAGTGTTACTTTTGCTTGACAATAATACGCGAAACTACATACTTTCTTATGTATTATACGTTTTACTGTCAAGTAATTTTGGCATGTAACTTGCAATATCTATAAGTAGTAAGCAGTAATTATCATCAACAGAGCAGGAGAGGATCATGGGATTTCATTATGATATGACAATAGAGGACGTTAATGCAGACAAGAACACCGGAGATCCTGATTGTATGAAATATGGGTTTGACGGGGAATGTTCTGACAAGTGCATAGAGGATCATGAAATATGTTGTTCTTTATGCGAGAGAGTTTTTAAGGATGCTAACGGCAATCCTTTATGTTCCGAGATATGCGATGATGAAGATAAGAGGAACGCAGGGGTTGTGATAGACAGAGAAGAGAAGATTTGCATTTGGTGTGCAATGAGAATAGGGAGGGTGGAGATATGAGCAGTTACTTTAAGGATTATGATGAAGTGTTTGAATCTTTAGACACTTTAAAAAAGTTGTGTCCAGATGTTGAAGCAGAGGCGAGACATGATCATGCGATGTTTATAAGGATAGAACATGGATGGGGCTTGTTGTTTGGACCATACGATGTTTACAGATTTGTTGAGGGGTATAACATTGGAAAGAGGATGTATAAATGAACGCATGGACAAACGATGACGGTTCTTTTTCTGTTAGTAGTTCGCAGGGCAGGGGTACCTACCATGTTTCTATAACCAGGAGTGCAAAATCATGCTCTTGTCCTGCGTATCTTTATGGCAGAGGTAAGGACTGCAAGCATATAAGGTTGGTATTGGATAAAATAAACAGGGGTGTGTTTGCTTATCAGGATGAGGTTGATTCTGATGGTGGCATACCTTTTTGAAAGGAGCAACAAAATGGCTAAATTACCAGAAAAACCAGCACAGAAGGAAATAACGGAAGATGCTTCAGAAAAAGAGGAGGTTTCAGCAGATGTTGAAACAGAAGAAAATAATGAAACTGTTGTAGAAAATGGGGAGACCTCTCTTACGGTTAAGGATGTGATGGAAATTGAGGAGTTTTCTTCAGAAAGGGCATTAAAAAACCTTGAAGCGAGAATGGACTACATGGAACAGTCTAGAAGGCTTGTTTTAAAGAAGCTAAAAAAGGCTAAGTCTTGGATAAAGTATGAGAACAAAAAAGCAGGAACGGTATCTTATAGGTTGCGAAAAGGTGCTGTTAGTAAAATGCTGACTCCGTTTGGGATAAATTCGAGAATTATATCTGTAACTCAAACAGAGAAGCCTGATGGGTCTGTAGATTATCAGGCGATAGCAGAGATGTCGTTTAGTGCTTTTCCAGATTATTTTTTACAGAGGTCAGGAACGGTGAATTCAACGGAGGTGTTTTACGAATCGCAGGTAAAAGCAGACCAGAAGTATGGGTCTAAAAAGTTTGGAGAGGGTTCATCTGTTCCGAGAAACTTATCCCAAAATTGCAAACAGCAGGCTGTAACAAGGGCGATGACAAACACTTTTTCTGCGATAGTTGGTATTGAGGATATTGACAACGAAGAAATGCAAGAGGCAGGGATAGATTATACTAAGATTCTATCACCTTATGGCAAATCAGAAAGATAACCGAGATTAAGTTTTAAGGAGAAATAACGATGGCAAATAAAACATGTCCATTATTTAAGGCTGCCCTGTTAGGCAATTCTAACTTAAAAAGAGAATACATAGATTCAGACGATTTTTATTTTGCTTGCGAGTGTACCAAAGAAGAATGTGCTATGTGGACACCTAGAGAATGTGGGTATATAGGATGGTCAAACTCAGACCTAACAGGGGCAGTTCATTTAGTCGCAGAGACATTAGAAAAAATGAGGAGCAAATAAAGGAGAGAAAAATGAACATCATAGAAAATGTATGTTTTAACGAGTATTCACCAACCATTTCAGAACTGGAGGACATATAAAATGACAACGATAAGAGAAGAAATTCATCAAGAACTTTTAGAGGAGCAATTCTCCCCATCCAAGTCTAATCGGGCTTCTGGCATGGGGAGAAATTGTATCAGGAGATTGTATTTTGAAAGGGTGTGCCCTGAACATAAAACACCTTTCAGTGCCGAAGCATTAAAGAGAATGAAAGAAGGAACTATACAGGAGAAAAATGTTAGAGGGTGGCTAACAAACAAAGAGGGCTATGATATATCAAGATCTCAAGAGCCATTTGAGTTTAAGGACTTACAATTAACAGGACACTGGGAAGGTTTTTTAAAAAGACCGCAGGACAAAGAACCTGTGTTGTTTGAGATAAAGACCTGTTCAGAGTTTAAATTCAGGATGTTGAACGACATTAAAGACTTTTATGATGGTAAATGGTGGGAAGGCTATTTGAATCAGGCAACTGTTTACATGAAGGCTTCTGGACAGGACAAGATATTGTTTCTTGTAAAGGACAGGTCTTCATGGGACATTAAAGAGTTTGAGTATGAGTTTGATGAGTTTCGATGGGAGTCAATTCAGGATAAATGTAACGTAGTTAATACCTTCATCGACAAGCTAAATGAAACACCTCAAAATCTTCCCGAATACTGTAATCAGTACAAAGAGTGTGATGATTGTCTTTTCTTAAACCATTGCAATCCAGACAGGGTAATATCTCTTGAAGGATACAAGAGGGTAAACGATCAAGAGGTTATTGATATAGTAACCAGACATCAGGAATTAAAGGCACAGATTAAACCTTTAGAGAAAGAATACAAAGACCTTGACAAACACATTAAATCAAGATTTAAAGGCGTAGAAGGTGCTTTTATAGGCGAACAATATGAAGTTATAGGTAAACTTATACCAAGAAAAGGTTATACAGTTGAGCCTTCTGAATATTGGTCAATGAAAATAAAGGAGTTATGAGATGGGATGGGATATAACTGTATTAGACGAATGGGGTATAAATGAAGGTTTGGGGTGCAATATTCCTTTCATGAATGGATGTTTTGCAACAAGTCCGACCTGGGACAGAATATTTCATGCGTATAATCCAAAAGAAGTTAATGACGGAAATAAAATTCCAATGAAGGATATTGAGGAAAATCGTGAGAAGATATTGTCTGAAGTGAAAGGTTGTCGAGTAGAGAGTTGGTTTTTGAGAATGTTTGAAATAATTGACAAGTATAAGTCTTATCATGATGACATGGATTCTCTGTATTTTTTAACACACTAAAGGAGGTGTGAGATGCAAATAGAAGGTAACGAAGATTACAAAAAACTATTACAGGGGTTGTTTAAGGATATAGATCCAAAGGCAGATCCACCGGAGGATACTTTGGCTTTATGGAACTATATAGGCAACCCGTTCTATGTGTTGAGCTATCAGTTGTTTTTGCTAACAGAAGAAATGAAAACATTAAGCAATAGATCTTTTCGGGAGTAAATTATGAACATACCAATCAAATTAAGATATGAAAAAAAGTTTTCCTGGGGAAAGTTAATCTTTGCAGCAGAGACTAACCTTGCAGACATAGGGTTCTTAAAAAGAAAAGCCTGCGTTGATATGAGAGAGGCTGTAAGGGTTATTGATCGGGAAACGAAGCCTAGACCTATAGGAGATGCTGCAAATGAAGAGTGGCAGAAGGACGTGGCTGCTATTCGGAGAGCGATAAGAAGGCATCCGAGGTTAAAGAACATGGATTTTAGTCTAAGATCAAGAATGAAGGAGAAATAAAATGGATGATGGGTTTAGAAGATTTTTAAAAGAACAAATTATGGTTTACGATAGGCTGCTTTCTAACGCAAAAGAAGGCGGGTTGTTACAGCTTGAATATAGGGCAATTAGGGACACATACGAAAGAGTATTAAAGGTATTTGATGAAGAATCATCAAAAGGAGAATCAAATGGTTAGTATAAACAAGGTAATAGTAGCGGGAAACTTAACAAAAGATCCAGAGCTAAAGGACGTGGGAAGCACAAAGTTATGCAATCTCAGCATAGCAATTAACGAGAATTATAAAAAGGGTGATGAATGGATTGAAAGCGTGTTGTATTTGAATGATGTACCCGTATGGGGCAAAAGTGCGGAGTATGTTGCTGGCAATATGAAAAAGGGAGATCCTGTTCTTATCGAGGGGAAGTTAAAACTAAACCAGTGGGAGGATAATTCGGGAGAAAAAAGGTCTAAATTGACAGTTCAGTCGATAAAGGCACACAATTTGCAAGTAAAATATAATAAGGATGAAGATGATGGCGGAACATTCTATTAAATTTACAGTATATGGGAACGCAGTAGCAAAGAAAGCTCCTAAGATGTTTTTAAATCCTAAAACCAAAAGACCTATGGCTTTTAAGGATAAAAGCACAAGGGACTGGGAAAACGCTATCAGGACTGTAGCACAGGATCATGTTCCGAAAAATCTACTTGATGGTCCTTTGTATGCAAAGGTAACTTTTCATATTTTAAGACCAAAGTCTAAACCAAAGAAGGTGTTGTATCCAGATACAAAGCCAGATCTTGACAACCTTGAGAAGAGTTTGTTTGATGCTCTTGAGGGGTTGATATTTGTTAATGATTCTCGGATAGTAGAAAAGCATATAGAGAAGGTATATGGAGATCCTCCCAGGGTAGACATAGAGGTGGGAGAGAAGGCAAAGCCTTTGGAGAAGATCGAGAAGATACAGAAAAGGCTAGATGAACTAATCAGGGAAGGATAAAGGAGGATTGACATGACAGAGTTTATATTATTAGGGTTTTTATTTTTAGTGGTGATGTCATTGTCGCTGTATGCTCTTTGGGGAGCTGGTGGTGATATAGAGGATTTATAATGACAAGACTATTCCTTGAGCTTCTATTTATTTTAGCGTTGCTGTTTGTGTTTGGTTTAATGGCAATACCGTAGGAGGAGAAATGAAAGTAACTATATTGGATGAAGGCTACACGTTTTTTTGTGAGTCAATAGAAATAGAAACGACTAATATGTATAGCAGAATACTACTTGAGCAATTACCAGAAGAAATCAACTTGCGTGCGGAAGATTATGGCAAAATGTTGCACAGAATAAACAATCCTGTCCACATAGTGCTGAGAGAAGAAGATATAGATAGGAGTAGAGCGAAGGAAATTATAAGTAGGTTTGAAAATCAAATCTTAAAGGAGATGAACGAATGAGAACAAAGGAAGAGATAAAAAAATCTTATAAAGAATATATGTCTAAAAAGGGGTATGTGGATGAGTTGAATGATAACCTTGCCGACTTCGTTCTTTCAGAGAATTCTAAAGTTATAAATAATGCTGCAAACAAACTCCAGAACCTAATTAAAGAAATAGAACCAGAAGAAAAGGACGGTATCTGGAGTGCTCAAAAATCTGCAATTTTAATGAGTATAAATGCTATTAAGGAGGACAGCAAATGACAGCGAGGGAGAAATGTAAAAAGTGCGGAAGGGTTTTACCCATAACATCAATGGTTGTAAGAATTCCGAGTTGCGAGGACAAAGAAGTATATTTATTATGCCCTTATTGTGCTGAGGACACAACCCCAGAAGGTTGTAAAAGCGGATTACAACCAGAAAGAGAGGAGAACGATGAAGAAGAAGTATAGGTCAAAGAAGGATTTGCCAGGTATTGAACAAGATACAATATTTGAATGGGTTCAAGGTGCTGGTAATTATTACCCAAAGACAAACCAAAGGTATGGTTTGCCAAATTGGATTGTTGAAGAAACTCCCGACTGGTTTGAGTTATTTGAAGAGAAGAGCGTGGAAGAGCAATTTATAGAAAGAATGACAAATTTTTTTCATTCAACAATTATACAGCAAGAAAGAAGGGAAAAGGTTGAGCGTACCGCCAGAAGATTTGTTCAGAGAATAAAGGATGTAGCGGGTTTGCATATCGTCAAGGTTGCAGAGCCGACAAATTATGCTGAAGAACATGCGACCCTACATGATGCTCTGTTGGAAATAAACAGGCACGCAGAGAAGGCTAATAGTAGTTTTTATGACAGGGCAGCGGAGTTTGTCCTCAAGAACTATTACCGAAAGGAGAAATGAGAATGGAGGAAAACGAATTAAAAGAAAAATTAAAGAATCACAAGAAATGGTTGAAAAGTGAGGCAGGTGGAGAAAGGGCTGATTTACGTTCTGCTAATTTACGTTCTGCTGATTTAAGTTATGCTGATTTAAGTTCTGCTGATTTACATTCTGCTAATTTACGTTATGCTAATTTACATTCTGCTGATTTAAGTTATGCTGATTTACGTTCTGCTAATTTAAGTTATGCTGATTTACGTTCTGCTGATTTAAGTTATGCTGATTTAAGTTCTGCTAATTTACGTTATGCTAATTTACATTCTGCTAATTTAAGTTATGCTGATTTACATTCTGCTGATATAAGAAAAGCTCATATAGATTTACTTACGGTTTTGCAGATTAACATGGGAGGGCTATCAAACAAATTAACCCTTGAACTTATGAGGTGGGATTCTTTGATTTGTGGAAAGGATAAAATGCAAGAATGGGCTGAGGGTGGTGATTGTCCATTTTCTACAGGAATTAACAGATTATTCAATTTTTCAGAATCAAAAGGTTTGTGGAGAGCAGGGAAGCCAAAACTTAATATTATGGAACTATGGCAGGCAGTTGCTAATGAGTTAGATATAAAGATATAAGGAGAAATAAATGCGTTCAGATAAGTTTTTGGGGGACTTGGAAGAAAAATATAAAGAGCTTGATGAATGGCTTAAATTAAATACCAGGGAGGATGGTTACACGCCGAAGGACATAGGATCTAGCTTTGACGATCAGAAAGCCTTGTTGGATGAACTCAAATCCGAATACCACAAAACGCATCAATCAAAAGAGCAAGTCCAGCAGGTAATTAAGGAAGGCTTGGAAACTGCATGGAGAAAAGGGTTAAATGATTCAGGTAATAAATTTGTAATGGACTCTTTACCGGAATTAGCATCTCAAATCACCGACAGGCTTTTCAGGGAGGAGGATTGACATGAAAAAATTCTTAGAAGTTGGAGATATTGTAATTGCTTCAAATCCTTTGTTTAAAAACGGCGAAAGGGAATGTCTCGTAACTAAAATTGAGGGCAATAAAGCGATAACTGATTTCAGAACTTTTAACCGGAAAATATATGCTCCTAATATGGTGTATGAATTTGGGAAAAGATATGACCCTTACGATAATGGATATTGGCTAAAACAGGAGGAATGATATGGCTTATTACTATTTAGCACATAGAAATGAACGAGTGAAAGAAGGAGATTGACATAAGGGTTAATAACTTAAAAATAAAAGGTTTAAGTTTAAAGCAAAACCTAAGAAGATACAAGTTTAATATCTGGATGAACAGGGTGTTAGAAAAATTAAATGTTCCTGAATTTATAGTTGATACCAAATATTGTCATACTCCAGCCGCTATAAATTATTTAAAGGAAAACTCAAAGGTTTTAGCCTTTTACGATCATGAAGTGGATAGTATATTTTACAGAGATAATTATAATTCTCTAGAAAGACGACTGCACGAACTAATCCATGCCACAGGCAACGTAAACAGGATGGCAAGATATAAAAGATTTACAGATTATCTTCACAAAGATTGGACAGGCGAAGCTGAGGAAAGGTTTACTACACTAGCATGTTCAGCCATTAGTTATGTGCTTGAAACAGGGGATGGGATAACCGCTAGCATTTGGGTTAGGCAAAAGGAGGGGTATTTATATCATCGTTATTTTGTAGAGCTTCTCAGATATTTTAAAACCGATCTAAATTTGGGTCTTCCTTTCGCTTTTAAATTAGAGATAAAAGATGATGATTAAATTCTTAGTCCTGATAATCTTAGCGTTGCTTGTCTGTGATGCTGTTTACGAACCGATCAAGGCATACGTGGTAGTTATAGACGGCAAGAGGCACAGAGTGCGGTCAACACTGTTACCAGACTGGTCTGTGCAACTGCAATACGATCTATCCCGATTGCAGCCAGGACATCACAGAATCAAGGTTAAGGCTATCAGCGTGGATGGGATACGGTCAACATATTCGAGAGTAATTAAGTTGGATATCACTGAGGATAGGGAATTATCTTCAGGGTGCAAATATAAAACAAACCTAAAAGTTACCAGGAATTATAAGGTTTGGAAGGATGGGTTGTTAAAATGAAAGGAGAGAGAAGTGGAATATATTTTTTTTAGCGTAGTAGCAGTATGTATTACGGTTATAATTATAATTTGTATTATGATTGATTAGTGCTTAGGATTTGAGTTGAAGTCTCTAAATAAACCTGAGAACTCGGAAAGTAGAGATTTATTAGGCATAAGGGATAAAGATCCTGGATTTATTGAATTATATAACAAATTGCTTACAAATCAGAAGGCACAAAAGGGATACAGAATTATTAGGAACGAGAATCAAAACCCCGAACTGCTGGAGGACAACAATGTTTAAGAGGATATTTAAAACACCAAAAGACGATGACAGTGTAGTTGACAAACTTCAGGATGCTATAAAAAATTGCCAAACACATCCAATAGTAGTGTTTATGAGTGCAGACACCTTCTATTTTTTAATGAAAGAGATGGATGAAAGGATGAATTATAAAGTATATGTGCCTCATTTTGGAATGAAAACGCTGACTTTCGATGAGTCTTACATTCTTGAAAGGGACGGTTTGGAATTTTGTGAGTTTGATTTTGCGTACCCCAGGTATGAGAAATAATGTCGAGTCCGGTATTGACAATAACAGCGATTAAAAAAATTATTGTTGTTATTAAGTCGATTCGAGAGCCGGACTCAGGGAATTATTGATAATATCTTATTATGTTAGCTTTTTTGGGTAGTGTCCTAATTTGAGTTTTTTAAAAAAGGTGATATAATTCATTCAACATGACTAATAAACTTATATGTGGTGACAATCTTTCAATAACAGCAAACATGCCAAGCAATAGTGTTGATTTGATTTATATAGATCCTCCATTTTTTAGTAATCGAAATTATGAAATAGTATGGGGAGACGAAGCGGAAATAAGAAGTTTCGAGGATAGATGGGATGGTGGAATAAATGTCTATATAGACTGGTTGAAACATAGAATCTTTGAGCTGTATAGAATATTGAAACCTTCCGGGACTTTTTACTTACATTGTGATTGGCATGCTTCTCACTATTTGAAAGTAATGTGCGATGATATATTTAGTTACAATAATTTTAGAAATGAAATAATTTGGTGTTATAGAGGAGCTGGATATCCCAAAAATGATTTTGGGAAAAGGCATGATAATATACTGAGATATTCAAAAACAGATGTATATACATTTAATGTTGATGAAGTAAGAGAAGAATATGCTGAAGCAACAAAAGAGAGATTTAAACATTATATAGGCAATATTAGGGACGGAAAAGATTTTGGCGAACAAAAGCTACACCCTCTTGGCAAAAGACCAGATGATTGGTGGCAAATTCAACCAATTGCACCTTCTGCAAGAGCAAGAACAGGTTATCCAACACAGAAACCAGAAGAATTATTAGATAGAATAATTAAATCCAGCAGTAACGAAGGAGATTTAGTGCTTGATTCTTTTTGCGGATGTGGAACTACGCTTGCATCGGCAAACAACTTTAAAAGAAAATGGATTGGAATTGATATATCCCCTTCTGCAATTACTTTAATTAAAAGCAGGTTGAGTAGGATTGGAGTTAAAGAAGAAGATTATCTTGTTATTGGTATGCCAAAATCAATTGAAGAGCTGAAGAAATTTACTCATTTTGATTTTCAGTTTTGGGTGATAAATGAATTGCATGGCATGCCAAGCCCCAAAAAAACAGGCGACATGGGAATTGATGGATTTTCTTACATGAAACATTATCCAATGCAGGTAAAACAGCAAGAAAAAGTGGGGAGAGTAGAAATTGATAAATTAGAAACAGCTATTAGTCGTTATAACGAAAACAACGAACACAAGATAATGAAGGGATTTATTATAGCATTTAGCTTTGGTAAAGGTGCGAAAGAGGAAGTAATAAAATCTCAAAAAAGAGGATTTAAAATAAAATTGGTCACAATTCAAGAAATTTTAGACAAAAATTTTACTGTCGATGATATGATTGCATTTTAATAAATTTAACACCCATAAGTAAAAAGATCCTCTATTTCCCTCTACAAGAGCTAAAATAACCTGTTTTTTCTTTTCTGAAGAAAGGTTGTTCATATTGAGTCTCCTTGTACTTGACAAAGAACTCAAAAAAACATATATTGTATATGTGAACGTTCCTTGATTCTTTGTCAAGGTATGTACGGGGTCTTCAGCTACTTGGCGGTTGCGAAGACTCCAAGTTAATAATGCGTTGGAGCAGGAGGGATTTGAACCCTCTACCATGCGTTTATAAGACGCTGGCAGAACCCATTCCTGCCCCATATGTTTATTAATGCGGATGTGAGTGAGGGGACTCGAACCCCTAACAGCTTGAACTGTGATAAGTTGGGAACTTATTCCGCATACCAGTTCCGGCACACTCACAAAACTTTTAAGGTTCCAGCAGGTACGTAGTGTTGGAACCTTTTTTTTATTAAAATGGCAATTCTTTTTCACGTACAGGCTCCTTTTTTGGGAAAAAATAATTTGTTTGCTCTGAAATAATGATAAAATCATCTTAAACGGTACGGGGCTTAATTAGCTTAATAGTTTTTTGCATTTAGTTACACCTCGAAAGGAGGTGATACTATGGGCAGAAACGATTTTTCAATTTGGTTTCAATCCGCAGTATGCATAGGAACTGCCTTGACAGTTTTTACCTATGAATTTATTAACATGTCGAATCACCAAGAGAAATATCATATAGAGCCGGTAATTAAAATGCAAATCACTCCGAACCATAGTTCTTTTTATGGTTTGAGCGAAGGCACTACACCCTCCAGTGTAATACCTTAACTGTTCTAAGCTAATAAGCCCCATTTTTATTTCAAATTAGGACACTACCCTTTTTTGAAGTATTTTTACTAGGTCTTGTCGCCAATTTGCAATTTTTTCTAGCTTTCTGCAGGAGGTCATCTATCAATTTTTTACAGAGTTCTCTGTTTTCTTTGTCTTGGTATGTTTTTATCCAGTCTCCTGTCATATCAATCCTTCTCCTTCACAGGTGTTAATAAAACATTTCATGTCCTTCACAGCATTAAAGAATACTTGATTTACTCTCCAAAATCCAGAAACAATATAATCTGCTCTGCTTTATTGAAAATGTCTACAGCTTTTTGATTGTTCGAAGCCCTTGTGGATTTCATTAAATTGTCCGCAATGCCCCTTATCTCTCCTGCTATATCCTTAATATTGTCAAGATGTGTATCAAGGCAATCCATGTTATTTTTCACTCTTTCTAGAATCTTATTTCTCATGATTTATTCTCCTTTATACACTTTCATTAATTTTTTCTTGTCAGCACCTTCGATATACCTTGCAAAATAATAACACCACCCGGCATCCTTGCTGGTAATAACGATCTCCTGTAGCCTCTTGATGTCTGCACCAGCGACATCTATTGCAAAACAATAACACCACCCGGCATCTTTGCTGGCAAGTACCACTTCCTGTAATCTCTCAATGTCTGCACCTTCGATATGCTTTGCAAAATAGCAACACTGCTCAGCATCCTTGCTGGTAAGTACTATCTCTTGTAACTCTTTAACTTCAGGATGGCTTATATCTAAGTCGTACTCTCCTATCGCCCATAGAACGTCTTCTATACCACAGATCTCATAAATTTGCATTAGCGAAATAGGGGTGGTCATTCCATATTTTTCGATCCCTCCAAGACCTTTTATGAGATGTTTATATCTGCCCTTACACACTCCATGCTCTTTTAATGTCTCAAGACTAATTATTTCTGGATGTTCCATGATTTACTCTCCTTTTATGATATCCAAAAATCGTTCCAACTCTTCAACAATTTCTGGCATATCCTTATGTTCTCTAATTGCCTGAAGCAATTTTGGATTATTCTCCTTTAAGATCAAGAGTCTTTTGTTTAACTGAATATGGTAGTCTTGTTCTGTAAAAATCCTTCTCATCTCCTCTATAATGCCAATGCGATACATGGTAGTGCTAGCCAAATCTTTGTATATATCTTCGCACACATTTTTGGGAATTTTTAAAGTTGCCATGATTTACTCCTTTCCTGATTCATGGTTGAAGTTGTCCTGTTTGTCAAGCGATCTTAAAATGTTTGGTTCCTTTGCAACCAAGATGCTGTTTACTTGAATATCTATCTTCTTTATTTTATTTTTCCAGAATTTATATTTTGTCAAAAGTTGTTTGTCATGTTTCAATAAATCCATTGCTTTTGAATAGTGGTCCTTTAAATAAAGACTTTCAGGGTTCTCCTGAAAAAATATGCTTTTAAGAATGTCAATCAATACTGGTATAAATATTCGTTCGATCTTTCCACCACGAGAATTACTTGTTTTTTCAACGATGGTTATACTTTCATTGACAGACAAAAAATAAAGAAGTTCGTCTGGAACACTCCACAAAAGTCTGCGATAATTCATTTGTTCTACATCCGTTGACCTGAAATATAACATCCTATTCCCAACGCACTGCCCTAAGTTATAATATGTTATCACTATTCCTTCTCCTTTTTAATTTGCTCTCCCGACAACGGGGAGTTATCAGGAGAGCTAAACAACTTAAAGGGTTAAAAGGGCGTTAATCTTCAAAGACAAATCCTGCCGGAATATAATCACCTATCTGTTGACTTGCAAAACACACATTGTTTCATTTCAATCTCCTTTATTGTAATCTCATTGGCATAATACCAAAGTTTAAACCTGATTTTTCATCCTTTATTGTTAGCATTGACTCGTGATCAATTCCATTTAAAAGGATAGTCTTATCTTTGCATTTCTGAAGCACCTGAAGCAAATATCCGAGATTGATACCGAAGTATAATTCATTCCCATTGGATTCAATCTCCATTTTAACAGTGCTTTCACCTTCATTTGGATTATTACTCATAAAAGACAGAGTATTATCCTCAATTTGAAGTTTTGAACATTGGACTTTGTTTTCTGCTAACTTTTTAGCTTGTTTAGTCAATCGTACAAGGTCCTTTTTGTCAATCTCAATATCTTTGTTGGACCTGTCAAACTCCCTGTATATAACATCTAAATTAGGGTATAATCCATATTCGAAACCTTCAAAACCGATATTTTCAATCTGGAACCAATAACCTTTAGTTTTGCCATCTAATTTTTCATCTTCTCTTAGTATCCGGTCATAAATCTCAATTTCAAGGTCCTTTGTTTTATGTCCTGATATTCTTTTTACCGAGTCTTTATCTATACAGATGTTAATATCATCATCCTGATAGATAAACTCAATACAATCGTTTTTAACAAAGGTAGCACGGTGACCATCACAGGATAAAAGATTATCCCTTGTAATATTCACCGTTTCCAGTGATTTTCTCGGTTCATTCTTTGCAGTAGTGTTTAACAGTGCAGAAGCCAATTTGCTAAACTTTACGCCGTCTATAATACCGATAATGTTTCCTATAACCGGATCCGGGACAAAATCCCATCGAAACCTTAATAAATCCCATGTTTGATTGATATTTAGGACGTGTCTATTATCTCCGGGAATAGTTTCCAATTTCTGAATAGTCCTTCCGGTTATGTCATGTTGACTTCTTTCCCCTGTATCTGTAACAACAAATTTAGTTTCAGGTTTAAACTCTGCTGTCAAGGTTATATCCTCTTTTTCAGAGTTACAGTAATTGATAATATCCCTGATTGCTTGTTTGTCAACCGCACCTTCAAAGTCTCCTTCGATACAATCCGGTATTGTTTCAACCTGTCCGATTGCCAATTTGTTCCCTTTTGTCTTTATCGGTATGAGATTGTCATAATCTTTATACACCGATGTTATAGCTTTTTTTAGTTCTGTTGCACTTTCAAACATTGCTAACATGATTTTCTCCCATATTCAATAAAAGGTTTCATGTTAGAAAAAAGGATATACCATTTAAAAACATATATTGACAACATAACAATATATCGTCCTTTTTTCGTTTTTCTCTTTGAATAAAACCAAACCTTATTGCAGCTAAAATTCATAATACACCCCTTTAAGCTATAGGTTTAAGTGCCAATTTGTTAATGTAAATTTCTTTTATAAAAATCAAGTGCTAAATTTAAAAAGTCCTCTTCTTTTTTGGTTAGTTCTTTGTATTCAGTTGTTTTTACAATACCCATTTCAAAAAAATCATTCCATATATCGCAAAATATAGCACCGCCTGAAATTGCTTTTTTAATATGAGATTGTAATTTCTTCGGAATATTCATTTATTAACTCCTCTCGATACCCATAAAGGGAATATTACAAACATTAAAAGTAAAATGATAAATGTTCCGATTGTATCTATCATAAATAAACCCTTTCGTTGTTATTGCTAATATTTGTTTCTGTCATTGTCAATTTCTGGTGTTATATTGATAAAAATCTCTTCACCCTTGCTATTATAATCAATATCAAAGGAAAAAGATTGTCTTCCACGTATTCCACCGCAACAACAAGTGCTGATTCCGCATAACCGCTTTTTTGCTCTTTTTATTTGATTTTGATTGATCGTGTTGTTCTTTGCATATACTGTTGTCTCGGTTTTATGAAAGTCATTTATTAGTGTTAGCTTCACAATAATCCCCTTTTAAGTTGTTATTGAATTATAAAAAAGATTCATCGGTTCCAAAATGATAACCATATAGCTTATTGACATGTTCAATAGTTATCATAACATAAGATTCCTTCCCTTTTATTGCAACAAGACAAAACTTCCCTTCTTTGTGAAAGTTTACAATTTCAGATATAAATATATTCCTTGTCGGATCATCCTTAACTAAAACTTCTTTTATATGTTCTACTGTTCTTAAATACATAATATATCCCCTTTAAGTCGGTATTGACTCCAATTTGTTAAACTCCAATTAAGTTGAAAAAGTTTATCCTTCTAACATCGTTAAAGGATATAAAATAAATCCTATACGATTCATTGCAATTTTGACAGGTATGGCAAGTTTTTCTGGAGGATAAAAATATATTCCCACAAACTTGACATTTAACGATAGATTTTACTCTGTTTTTCTTTGTTCCGAGTTTTCTCAAAATAGAATAAACTTTGTCTATATCCTCTTTTTCAAAAGGATTATTGCTATATCCTCTTATTTTTACATCCTCGTTCATTTCTTATTTCTCCTTTTATCCCTTAATTGATCCCAAAAAAGAATCAATCTTAGTTTATATCTTTCACACATACCGTTCAATTTTTTGGGCGCCGAAAATCTAAAAAACCTGTTTGTTAGCCACCATATAGACATAAGTTTGTATCTCAAAGAAGGTTTATAATCGTCAAAAGGTCTGTTTATATTCCAGTTAGGATCTCTATAAGGATTAATTTTTGAAGAGTAATACCAGTTCACCTTCATTTCTTATTTCTCCTTTTATCCCGTTTTTTTCTCAATTTGTGTTTTGATTTTTTATTGTGTTTTAGTTTCATGGTTTAATCCTCCATCAGTTTATTAAAATCAATATCTCTGAATAAATAATCAAAGTGTTCTTTTAAGATTTGAACCTGTTTTTCTTTTGAGATATGTCTCCACATAATCTTAATTTCTGAACCTGTTTTTTTAAGATAAGATTCAACACTTCTTTTTATTTTTCTTTGTTCCATCTCCATCTTTGAAGCAATTATCATGATAAACTCCTTTAAATTGTTATCCTATTGAATATCAATAGATAGTTTGGTTTCTTCGCAAAATACGTTTTTCAGATCTTCACAAAATACATCTTTGAAATTAGATATTTCTGTTAATTCGAATTTTCTTATATTCCAATTTGAAAACCTGATATTGTAAAGGTCTTTATCATTTAATGAAATTTCAACACAATTTATTTTGGTATGTCTATATCGTGGGAGTTTAAAAACTAATCCGTCATCAGTATAAAAAAGATCTTTGGCGCCCGTACAAACTAAAAACCTATTCCCGCCAATTTGTTCTAATATTGTTTTAGCAACCTGTAAAGACATTTCTTTTAACTCCTTTAATCGGCTTAATTGCCAATTTGTGATTATTATACAAAGGTTTCCATGAATTGAATTATTCGTGTATTCTTTTTTGAACGTTATTAAAATTAAAACCCATAACCCATAATGGTTTTCTGTCCATATAATTTCTCGATATGTTCAAAAATTCATAACTTGTAAGGTTTTCTTTTTTACCTATCATAACAGAAAAAGAAATAGATTTTCTTTTACCATGATTCAAAACACATCCTATCTGAAAACCCATTTTAGAAATGAATCTCGGTAAAAATCCAAACCATTTAGTTACTTGTTTTTTGTTTTCTGGTAAGTCTACAACCATTTTGTGATAATACATTATACTTTCCCTTTTAAGTTGTTTGAATGAATATTTATTTGCTATAATCAAGACAGCAAAATATTTTTCTAAACTCCTCTTCAATGTCATAAAATACTGTTTGACCAGTAGATTGCATATAATCTGCACTTTCTTTTAATTGTTTTAGAAATGAGACTAAAGTGTATTCTGATAACGTCCATTCTTTAGATTCAATTTTATTGATAGCATTATCAATAATCTTAAACCAATATTCACCCGTTCCCTTTGTAATCGCTTTACCTTGATCACAAAATGCTTTTGTCTCTTTTACTTTTGGAATCGGTAATCTTAAAGTGTTCATAATATATCCCTTTAGTTGTTTATCATACATAGTTATCTTTATATAATGCAATTCCCGTGCCATTATACCATTTCATAGATTTGCATAAAACCTTGATAATAAAGGCTCTATCTCTTGAAACAATACTATTATAAAAGTGTAACCTTAAAAACTGTAACCTATAAGGACACAATAAAACCTACATAAAAAAACCCTTTAATATCAATAACTTATAGAACTAAGATTCTGTGTCAGATAGATACACAATTACAATAGGATACACAATTACAAAAAAAACAATAAAATACCAGGATAAAAAAATATTTAACCTAGAATAAAATCTAATATCAGGATAGATCTATAATGTTCAAAAAAAGTACAAAAATCACAAAACTATATCTTGTGTGCAAAAATATTCATATACAATTCGTTAAAAAACGACATAAAACCCTATAAACAAAGAGTTAATCATACTACGCAATAAGTTGCATACTATGCAAATAATTGCATATTAGTACAAAACCCTATAAACAAAGGATTTATGGCAACATAACAGCAAATAACTATGCAAATAATTGCATACTAGCTATAAAGTAATATAGAACAAGGTATTATCCCGCTATTTGGTATTGTATATCCTAAATAGATTATAATAGAATAATAAGAACTGATTACACTATAACTTGAAAGTAGAGTAGAATATAGGTATATTATGAATATGGATAGAAATTCTTATACATTTTCGGAAGCGCAGAACAAAGCCATTGAACTATTTATGCAGGGAAAGAATAAAACTGATGTAGCTACCGCTTGTGAAGTTTCCAGAGCTACCGTTTATAATTGGCTAGAAATACCACAGTTTCGACATGCTATCGAAAAGGAGAGAGGAGATTTATTTAAGAGAGCACAGGCGCAGCTTAAACATCTGTTTCATACCGGTATAAAGACAGCAGAGAGAGTACTGAATGATCCTGATAATAAGTCCTTTGCTCGTGTCTTTGAAATTATATGTAAAGCTGTCGGAGTCCTTGACGAAAAACCAAATGTTAATATCATAGTACTCAATGCTGTCGATCCTTTTGAATCCATCCAAGAGTTACAAAAGCATATCATGGACAGGGTGCCACTATTAACTGAAGAACAAAAGCAGAAATTGATCATTGATGACAGTGATACAGGGGAGGTCTCGTAGTGTGCGAAGGTATATCCCCCCCCTTGAAAAAATAGTCCAGGATGAAGAAAATATATAAGGATGCAGGTGCAGACAATATTTTTTTTACATTTTCCCGTGAGGGTGCGACGTATTGGAGTAATTGTGGTTTCGTTTAGAATGTCTGATATGTCAACAGGATCCTTTACTTATGGTTTGGGACTAGCCGAGGCTTTTCTATCTTTGAGCCAGTTAGAATCAAAGGTAGTTTTTTACATTTTCTGTGGAATTGGCATGGAAGTTGCATTGTAATTTATTATGGTAATTTTATTAAATTATGATTTTCAACCCATGTTATTTGGTATAGAAAGGAGTATGGGCATGAGGCAACCGAGTAAGGAGGAGTTTTTGAGTGCGATGTTTGGTTTTGCAGCTAAGTTAATGTTTGCTTATACCGATGGTCGTATATCGAAGGATGAGTTTGAGGGTTTGATTGGTGAGTTTTTGAACGCAGGATTGAGGCTTTATGGGGTAAAGTGGAAGGTAGTGAAGGAGGTTCCTGATATAGTAGCGAGCATGGATTTGCATGATTAGGGAGATAAAAGATTCGGTAGCTGAGTTAGTGATTTGGCAGAAGCATTTAACCACACCTCATCAGGAGATGTCTGATGAAGAGTATGAGGTTGTGGTTGCTGGTGGCTGTCGTTGTGATTATTGCAAGGCTTGGATAAAGGAGAAAGGTTATGAAGATTGAGTTTGAGCATCATATGGGGAAGGGGAAAAGGTATACGGGTTTTGATATTTGTTGTAAGAGGATGGCTCACATTATATTTTGCAACGAATGTACCGCTCGTCTTAGCGAAGAGGGAGAATTTGGAGATCATCTTGTTATTACGGAGAAGCGGGGAGACAGGGAGCTTCATCACGCAATGACGCATTGTATTTATTGTGGTGAGGAGATAGAGATTATTTCCAAAACCATAGAGGAGAAGAATGATGTTACCTGATTTTTTACAGAGGCATTGGGGTTTGGTTTTAGTTCTTTTATTTGCGACTACATTGTTGGTATTTTGTGGTTGTGATACGGATGAAGAGGGCGATGATTGTGATGTACCTTCTGGTTATTATGAGGTATCGAGGTATGTAAACAATGATTATGAGGAGATTATTTACGAGCGTGGCAATCACTGGGTGATTTGCACGACATTGGACGGTGGTGATAGTTGGAGCAAGGCAGAGCATTGGAATTAAGCTATGAAGGAGTTATGATGGAATCAATATCAGGGGTTGTAAACGAGTTATTAGAGGCTGACAATCCTGTAGCTAAGGAGTGGATGTTATTTTGGTGTGCTTGTGGTTATATGACTGGTGCTAGGAGGGCTGAATTTTTAGAGAAGATAAATTTATGTTTAATTCATTCTAACAAGTATAATTAGGAGGTTGAATTGAGTTTTAGGGCTGGTGGAAAGCGAAGGGATTTAACAGAGCCTTCCGGTTGCGAGGATTGTGATTTTTTGGACATAAAAAAGTATTTAGGCGATTTTCCTGATATGTATATTTGTGGAATAAGGGTATGGGATTGTGAAACCGGAACGTATTACCTTGCAAACACACACAATTCACTTGATTTTGTTGAGAATATCTCCAACAATGACAACCTAACCCATATCGAACCTCCAGACTGGTGTCCAGGAGGATAATTTGGACAACAAACTTTTTGGGTTGAGAATAGTATCTAAAGCGGTAGTTGGATCTAATCTCTTGCAGGAGAAAAAGACCAATTACAAGAAGGCAATCCCTTCTTTTATGTATGATTCTGAGACTGGTGGGTTGATAAAGTTATGCTGGATGCATGAAGAGTGGCATGATTTGTTAGATACCAGTAATTTTTCTTTTATTGCAGCGCCGAGGGATCATGGCAAGTCTGTTCAGGTGGTAACTGGTCGGGTAGCCTGCGAGATTGGCAACAATCCTAACATCAGGATTAAAATAATATCTGGAACGGAAGATCTGGCTAAAAAGAGGGTAAAGGCTATCAAGGATATTATCGAGAACAGTCCTGAGTATCACGAATTGTATGGCAAGTTGAAACCTGCAAAGGCTTCTAACTGGGGAGATTTGAGCTTTACGGTAAAGAGAAATATTCCTGGTATCAAGGAGTCTACGTTAGAGGCTTTTGGTATTATGGGCACTGCTACTGGTGACAGAGCCGACTTAGTGGTCTGCGATGATATTGTTACTTTTGAGAACTCTATCGGTAAACCTAGCCAGAGAATTATGATAAAGAAGAAATTCTGGGGTGATATTGTCAGGTGGGTGGTCCCAAAGGTGGGGAGGTTATGGTATATCTGCACAATCTGGCATCAGGACGATTTATCTTCTGAAATTATGGGGAATATACATAAAAATCGTTTTAATATGAAATTTTATGCTATTAACGAGAATTGTGATCCTATTTGGGAGGAAAGGTATGACAAAAAGTATTTATTGACGTTGAGGGCTGAAAATCCTGCTGAATTTGACAGGGCTTACAGGAATATGCCTATTTCCGATGAAGATACCATTTTTAAGAGGGGATGGGTGCAAAATTCCATAAGAATTGACGATACTGAGGTGCTTTTTAACGAAAATACGAAGATTTATGTAGGAGTTGACCTTGCTATATCTAAGAAAACTACTGCTGATTATACGGTAATAATGGTATTAGGTATTGATAGCGAGACAGACAAGATGTTTCCTATAGAGATGGTCCGTAAACAGGGGATGAGTTCGCCGGAAACGGCAAGAGCAGTGTTAAATATAGTGAAAAAGTGGAGACCTTCTCTTGTTTATGTTGAAAACAATGCTTATCAGTCTAGTTTATTGGAATGGATGGAGGATTTACAGGATACAGAAGAATGGAAGTCTAACAAGTGGATAATTCCTAATGTTATGGGGTTCAGGACTGGATCTCAAAAGCATGATATGTTTGAGGGGCTTCCTTCTATGGCTAACGAGTTTCATAACGGATTATGGACTATTTGCAACCATAAAAACCCGTTAATAGAGGGTGAGTCTCCATGTGATAACGATAATTGCATGTGCAAGTTAATAGATGAGCTTATTCATTATCCTTTTGGGACAAAGGATGATTGTGTGATGAGTTTATGGCTTGCGAGGATGGCAGCAAAGAAGGATTTAAGTTTCTTTTTTACTTATGCATAGGAGGATATTATGGACATTATAGAAAAGGTCAATAAGGCAATTGACGGTAGCAAAAATTATCCCAAAGAGATGTATATGAACATTAACACATATCTTTCGTTTATTATGGGGGCAAAAGATTCCTTAGAGAGGGTAGAATATCATGGGGGATGCAAGTTTCCATCATATATTGGCATTATTTTGCTTATTGACAACAGAATGAAAGACATGGACGTTGCTTTCAATTAAATAAGGAGAAAAATGTTGTGCCAAAAATAAAAATAATATCAATAGCTCAAACCTTTCGGTGTCCATACAGGGCAGAGAGAAGGTTTCGGCTTCCCGAATCGCATGGGAAAGAGGTCGATTTTATAGATTTTTTATGTATTCATCCCGCAACAACGATAAACCATTCTTTGTTGCAGGTTTGTGGTGATAAATTTCCCTTAAATTGTCCTTTAAAAGACGGAAATGATGAAACAAATTACCAGTAAACGTCAACATTTACTGGTAATTTCCAACATTTAATTTTTATGAGTAAATACCCAGATCCTAAGTGTAATTTTAATAAATGCACCAAAAAACCCAAACCGTATCGCTATGGGAACGATATTTGGTGGTTTTGTGATGAGCATTTTGAGAATTTCAAGAAAATACTGACAGAAGAAGATAAAGAGCACTTCGTCCCACCACAACATCGCAAAAATTTTTACAAAACTTGAAAAGTTAAATAAGTAGATATATCTATATATTCAGAGATGTTCAAATTTTGAACAAAAAGAGGAATATATGCCGATATATCCATTTTTTTGTGATTGCGGTTTTAAAATTGACCTGAACGGTAGTGTTGATAGTATTCCTTTACCTCCAAAATGTCCCAAATGCGGACAAAAAACTTTCCGAAATTATGCAGAGCAGGGTTGTGGTATAGTTTTGAACGGTCTCGGATGGGCAAGAGATGGATATTCGGGAGATATAGACGACGCGGAAGATAAATGGTTAAAGGATGGGAAGAAAGTTGGACACTGGGCGGGAACAGACAGGGGATATCCGAAAGACCCGACAACGGGAAGGATTGACAAGACAAAAATCCCTGGCAAGAAGAGGAAGAAAAAGCCTAAACTTTATGTTCCCTGAAAGACCGGAGTTATGGTATGGGGGAGCACCTTCTATAATAGACAAGGTTTTGCATGGGCATATTAGACGTATTTAAAAGAAAAGGTGGCAAAGAAGGACATCCTCCTGTAGAGCTAACTGCTTTTGAGAAAGCGAAAAGCGGAGCTGTTGTCTCTGGAATAGAGCCTGGACCTGCTCAGTGGTTTACCTACTTTACTGGTAAATCTGGAACACAGAGAGCCGGCAAGATGCTTACCTGGGATGAAATGCGAACTTTTTATTTAATGGTTCCAGCCTTATCTTCCAGCATAAACAGCATAGCGAGAGAAATATCAAATATGCAGTGGTCGATAGTGCCAAGAGAGCAGGGGATGAAGGTTCCTTTAAAGGTTATCAGGGATGCAACGCTATTTTTCCAGAATCCTAATTCTATGAAGCGTCCTTTTTCTCAGTTTATATACGTATTAACAAAAGGTTTGGGGTTATACTCCAGAAGTGCTATAGAGAACGCATTTGATCGGAATGACAATCTTGTGGAGATTTATGCAAGGGATGCCAGCACAATAGTGCCATTGGTTGACGAGCATGGGATAATTCATGGATACAAGCAGATAATATATGGTGGTGGAGGGCATACAAGGCATACGGTTAATTTTACAACAGATCAGCTTGTTTTTATAGAATACAACCCTGATGATTATGCTTTTGGTGGAGCACCTATAATTGACGGGTTGATAAATGTTTGCAAGGCTATAATAAATTCTATTTCTTATATTGCCAAGAATTTAGATTATAACGAAATACCTCCTGGTTTAGCGTGGGCTAAGGGATGGACGCAGAAGCAGGCTGATATGTTTGCAAAGAGCATGAAGGCAAAACGTGATGGAGCCAGAGTAGATTTCGAGTTTCCTATAATTGGTGGAGTTGACGAGTTTCACTGGGAGCAGTTCAAAAAGGATTCTAAGGAGACGAGGGAGCTTGAAAGTTTAAACAAGATGGAGAAGATAGTCCATCAGGCTTATGGGATTACTTCTGTGGAATCCGGAGAAGTTCAGGATGTCAACAGGGCTACGGCTTTAACTCAGATTACTATAGGTCAGTCAAAACTTATAAGACCTATGGTAGATTTACTTACTGACGAAATAAATCAGGGAATTATCTGGAGTCATATTGATGACAGGATAAAGATAAAAGCAGAGCCTAATGTTCACAGGACAAGAGAGAAGATAATTCAGGAGAATGAAACTTTAATACCTCTGGGTTTAAGAACAGTAAATGAAGGCAGAGAGTTGTTAGGGGAGTCTAAGCTAGACGGAGGAGATAACGCAGTATTTATAATAGGTGGAACATTGATAAAAGTTTCTGATTTAGATAAGGAGTCTGTAGAAGTAAATCCAATGAACGTAAATACAAACCAGCCGTCCAAAAATCAGGCGGATAGTTCGAAGGTTGATGCTGATGTAAAGAAAATCTTTCAGGACAGAAAATATACTTTTTTAAAGAGCTATATAGGTGAATATTCAAGAGAAAAGGGCAACGTAAAAAACTCAGTCAATGAGACTGCAAACCATCTAAGGCAAAAGCTGTTTGATTATGATAAATCTAAGATGAATGTTAAGGAATTTTATAATATTATGTCAAATGCCCTAAAAACACATCAGCATTTGTCTAAAAAAGGGTATTTAACAGAAAAGGAAGCGGAAGAAGATAGAAATGCGATAAGCGCAAGAATATCAAGGGCTTACGATGAGTTTGCTTTTGATTTTATAAAAAACAAAGGAGAGAATAAATGAATTTTGAAGATTACATGAAGCAATATTATAAAGAGAAATATGGAACAGAGGATTATCCTAAAGAGATAAGCAGGTATATGGGGGCAGATTTTTCAAACTGGATGAATTTCAAGCTCATCGAGACCATGCTTGAGCTGATAAAGGTGATAAAAGATGAACGAAAAAATTAAAAACATGATTTTCGGTTTTTTAAAGAACGGAACCGAAATGGTCAGAGATGCTAAGAACTCTGATAAGGTGATCTGGGGAGACGGTAGTAAATCCAGAATAAAAGAAGTAGATTTTCAGAAAGACCTCTCTGACAATGTTTTTTCTGATGATATTATAGATGATGAGCCTACAACCAAAAACATTTATTTCCATGATTCTGTAGACACGTATTCTGTTCAAAGGTTGATCATGGATTTACGGTATATTTCTGAAAAGCAGATGGAGAAAACGAAGGATATATGGTTGTATATTAACAGTTCCGGTGGGGACTTGCTTGCAGGCTTTAGTGCTATGGATGAAATTCATAATATTGCTCAAAAAATACCTGTATATACGGTTATTGACAACAGGGCTGCTTCTGCAGCAACACTTATGAGCATTGCAGGGACAAAAAGATACATTAAAAGCAACGGATTTATATTGATACATGAATTATCGAGCATTATGGTAGGTAAATACTCTCAGATGAAGGACGAGATTAGCAATATGGATATGTTTATGGGGAAAGTTAAGGATGCTTACAAGAAGTTTACCAAAGTTCCAGAAGATTCCCTTGATGAAATATTAAAGCACGATATCTGGTGGGACGCAGAAAAAGCGTTGGAATATGGGCTTGTGGACGTGGTAATTTCATAGGTGGTGATGAAGGATGTTTATTGACGACAAGGATAAATTAGTAGAAGTTGTAAAAAAGAAAGATGTTGAGATTAACAAGGTTAATATGGAGAAAAGCCTTGTTGGCGGGGTGCTTATACGGTCTGATGAACCTGACCTTGAAGGGTGGATAACTCCTTATGAAGTTACAGAGGACACTGCTCATGATTATATGGAGAACTGTCAGGTATTAGGATACATGCATGGGGATATAAGAAATCTAAACGATGATGGAATTGGTTTTGAAGTTCCAGGTGCAACAAAGTATGCTTCGGTAGTTGACAGCATGTTTTTTAGCCAGGAAGTTATAGATATGGTTAAGAACGGAGATATAAAGGCAGGGGACTGGTTTTTAGTTGCCAGAGTTCACGATGAAAAGGTAAAAGAGCAGATTGAAAATGGAGAGATAAAATCCTTTTCTATAGCAGGAAAAGCGTTGATACCGGAGGAGGATGATGATGCCTAAGAACAAAAAGAAAACTTATGACAAGACAGTTAACGTAAAAGGATATTTCTTGGACGAAGCATCTTTTGTAGACGAGGGTGCTAATGGTCAGGTGTTTAATTTTTTTAAGAGACTGGATAAAGGTGGTGCAGAAGATATGGATGAAGACGTAAAAAAGGTAGAGAAAGACATAGTTCCTCCGAACGCTAAAACACATGAGGAAGCATCGGTTCCTACTCAGAAAGCAGTAGATGAATGGAAAGCCAAGAATGAGGCTTTGCAAAAGGAATTGGATAACACAGAAGAAGAAACTCCTCCTGTAGCGGATAGTGGCGGTAGCGACTTTGCGATGGCTCAGGCAGGTACGTTACTAGAGACAGAGGAAGTTGTTCCTGTAATGGAAGAGGTTTCGACAGTTGCTCAGGAGATAGCAACATTAAAGAAAGAGAATTTGAGGTTAGAGCTTGAAGCCTTGAAGGCTGAGAACGAGATGTTGAAACAGAGACTTCCGCAGGTCAGAGGGTTTAATCAAAATTCTACTCCGAGACCGCAGGGACCAGAAGTGAAAGCAGAGGACAAACCGAAACCTCCTGTAAAGCCAGGCGAACTTAGTGCAAATGGACTGTTTAGCATAACAGATGAACTTTCCAATGATTTTGCCAAAGCTGGCATTATATCAGGATAACTTAACTTTAAAGATAACGAGGTGAAATAAATGGCTTTTCCAAGTTACGATGAGTTGTATCGACAGGATTTAGTCGATGTGTCAAAAGCTCTGACGACTTCTAATACGGCTGCCATTCCTGTATTTTTACCCGAAAAGATAACAGCGCTTGCAAATTACAAAAACCCTTTCAGGGCTGAACTTCAAAGAAAGAATCAGCCAATGGGTAGTGTTTACAAGGTAGTAAGGGCTGCTTCGGGTACTGCGGACTGGTTGGCGGACGGAACAGATCCGACAGACAGAACTGGTGATCCGGCAGATACCGACTTTGCTTTTAAGCGAGTTGCTGCAAGGATCAAAATCACACAATTTAGACGGGCAATGTCTGGTACAGGACGACCTGGTATTGACCTGTTTGTTGATGAAATCAGACGTAAGGTAATGGACATCCGAGATGTTGAGGACTTAGCGTATTGCGTTGGTGCGTCTGCTACAGGACAGAACAATCCTCAGGGATTGAAGTATCTTATAGGGGATGCGCAGAGAGTATTGATGGGTTCTTGTACGGCAGGAACCACGTTGACCCTTAAAAAGATTGATGAAACGATGGACAAGTGTGCTCCTATGAGTCCTGATTTTGCGGTAACATCACTTGCAATCAGGCGAGAATTGCACGCATTGCTTCAGGATCAACAGCGTTATGTTAATGTTACCACTACAGCACGTGGTGGGTTTGCCCTGATGACCTATGCTGATGCTTATGTTTTCCCATCAACTAATATGAGTATTACGCAGAATTTTAACGGAACTTCTGAGGGCGATGAAACTGGTGGAACAACTGGCTCTATATATTTCGGTAATTTCGATACGTTTTATGTCGGGATACTGGCAAACGCGGACATGAAGGTTACACCGACAATGCTCGGAACAACTATTTGGGATTCGGTAGATATCGAGAGTTGGGAAACGACTGTACTTGAACATACAGGTGAGGTTTCCAAGCTAATCGGTATCGGTTACAGTTAATAACAGATAAGGGGATAGTTTATGGGAGTCAGGTTTATAAACCGTCCAAGTCTTTCTCCTACTTGCGAAGGCTCCCATAAGTTTTTTTAAAGGAGACGTTATGAGATTTTTAAAGTTTAACAATACAAGATGGAATGTTCGGATAACAACTCATGCAACTGGAATGAGTATTCCCGTAGTTGATGGCTATGTAAGCATAGATAATTTGATGAGTATCGAGGCTGTTCAAAGGGAAGGACTTGAAAAGATACTGATAGCTTTGAAAAAGAAATATCATCTGTCAGAGGTTGATGAATCTACGGTTCCTGATGAAGTTAAGGAGAAGATGGGTATATATACAAAGCCTCAAGTTAAAAAAGAAAAGGTTGTTTTAAAGAACGTCAAAGAGTGCAAGGGATGCGGAAGAATATTTTCATACAGTCATCATTTTGAAAAGTATTGTGATGAGTGCAAGGAAAAGAGAAAGAAATAATGGCTACCAAGACGTTAGTAGAGTTGAAGGATGTTATAAATTATCTAAGGATAGATCCTCCTGAAGATAAATACCATGATGAATTAGATTTGATATTGAAGAACTGTAGCGGGACTATACTGGAAAAAATATCAAGAGACATCTTTATTCAGACTTATACTAACGAATATCACGATATTGACAGGGACACCTATACTATATTCACGAATCAGTATCCAGTTGATAGCATAACCACAATAACGGAGAACGGGACGGCTTTAACAGAGGACACAACTTACAAGTTAAATAAGAGCTTAGGGGAAATTCACAGAGTAAGCAGTAGCAACTCATCTTCAGATACGACCTTTTATCAGGGAGGTAAGATGGTCTGCATAACTTACAAAGCAGGTTATAATAACCATGAGATACCGTATGCTTTAAAGCAGGCTTGTTTGGAGTTGTGTCATTTTAAGTTTTACCAGAGAGATGGAGGTGCTTTGGAGAGGATATCGTTTGGTGCAACAAGGGGAGATACGGGAGTAACGGTGAGGAAGATGAAAGAAGGCTTGCCGGAGAATGTATATTATCTAATATTACCTCACATGGATACAAGGGTGAAATAATGCCTAGCATTTTAGATGCGGGATTTAATCAAAGGTTCCATCTAAACAGATATACGGATGTTATCTACAAGGGTGCAGTAGGGAATATATCTGTTCAGGTAGATCCGTTTGAAGAGGCAAGATTGCAGGTAACTTTAGATTCTGCTCAGACGGGAAGTTTAAGGCTGGTGGGATCTTCTACGGAGACGTTGACTTATGCAAATATTGAAGGTCAGATATCTAGCAACTACTTTACCACTATATCTAGTGTTGATAGTGTTTCAGGGTTGTCTGGTAACATGACGATAAAGGCAATGATAGGTCAGGGAAGTCCTGTTAAAAATTTATTGTTTCAAACTTCTTTCAGGGGCTTTATGTTTCCTATAGATGAAAGTTATAAATTAGAGAATCAGGGGTATGATAAGAGCTGGCAGGCAATACTTTATTGTTCTTCTGATGTGGATATACAGAGGATGGACAGAATAACAGATGAGGGTAATCCAGATTCACCTGAGTATGAGGTGGTTGAGAAAATAACAAGTTCGTTAAGAGGATCTTCGGATCATTATAAAATTATTTTAAGGTAAAAGGAGAAGATAATGAGTAAAAAGAAGAAGAACAGGGAGATGCCGATAATATCGTATGTAATGGTAACCTGTCAGGGTGGTTTGCCTGATACTATCAGGGCGATAAACTCTTTAAAGAAGAGCAATACGGTTCCCTATGAGCTTATAGTGGTCGATAACGGAACTTCTGATGCTACTACTGCATGGTTGAAGGGTAGCAAAATACAGTATGTTAAGATAAATAATCTTGTTTCTTACGGAGAGGCTTTAAATAAAGGTTTAAGGCAATGCAGGGGACAATTCATAGGTATATTGAATAATGATATTGTTGTTACTCCTAATTGGGAGTCTGCAATGCTGTTTGTTTTCAAACAGGCAGAGAAGGGCAGGCTTGTAGGAGTGGATAGGGTCGGAATAGTAGGTCCTATGTCTAACGCTGTAGGATATGATCAGTGTATTGATCAGAACTTCCTTGCAAAGGTTAATTATCAAAACAATGATGATGCGATCCACGAGTTTGGAGTTCGCTGGTTTAACCGGATGTGGAGCAGTCAGGAACCGGAGTTAAAGGATAAGTGCAAAAGGACTGGTTTTTTATCGGGCTTTTGTTGGATTATGAGCAGGGATTGTTATAAAGGTGTAGGAGATTTTGCAGAGGATTTAACGCCAGGTGGCTTTGAGGATAACGACTATGTTCACAGGGCTGAACTTGCGGGATTTGCTTCTTATATAAGCCTTCCTTCTTTTGTTCATCACGAAGGTGGGTTGACCTTTAAAGCGTTGAACATGCCTGAAGCAAGACGTGGTATGGCTAACAGGATACCTTTTTATAATAAATGGATGGAGAATGATAAATTAGAACAACAGCAAACAGAATGGGAAGATGGTGGCAAATCAGCAACGGTTTGGCAAAAACCTAAAAAACTTGTTGCAGGTTTAAGGGTAAAAAATGAAGAGAGGTTTTTGTATGAGTGCCTATCTAAGCTATCGGAAGTTGTCGATGAAATTGTTATATTTAACGATAATAGTACGGATAAAACGGTATCTATCGCAGAGTCCTTCAAGAAGGTTGTCAAGATACATCATTCAAACGAGACGACTTTTAATGAAGCGAGAGACAGAGAAAAGCTCTGGCAGTTGTGCAGGGAACAAAGTCCAGACTGGATATTGATAATAGACGGCGATGAAGTATTGGAGCCGAGAGTAACAAGAAAAGATTTTGACGAAATGATGAACCCTAGAAATCCACAGGTATATTCATGGGTATTCAGGTATATAACTTTATGGGATTTGCCGGACAAGCAGAGAGTGGATGGGACTTTTAGCATGAGGTTTGGACCTAGACTTGCGAGAAATCTACCTAACTATCACATTACAAGCGATCATCCTATAGGATTGCACTGCGGAAGCGTTCCTGAATACCCTAAATATAACGTGTTCTTTTCAAAGTTCAGGATATTACACTACGGCTATATGGACAAAGCTGACAGGGTAAAGAAGTACGAATGGTATGAAGCTAACGACACTGTGAAAGATCAAAGAGATGTAGGGGACGTTGACTATTCTTACTTGATGGATGATTTTGCTCAGATAATACCTTTCAACCCAGACTTAACTCTTGGTATGGTAACCTGCGTAAAAGATGAGATGAAGTTGCCTGAGGCTCATTTGGAAAGGTTTTTGAGCTTATATCACTATATTTTTGATGAGATTATCATTGTTGATACCGGATCTACGGATAACAGTGTAGAGATAGCGGAGTATTACGGTGCTAAGGTTATTCATCACAAATGGGAAGACGATTTTGCAAAAGCCAGAAATGCAGGTCTGGACCATTGCACAACTACTTATGTTATGCACGTAGATCCAGATGAAGGTTTTGGAGGGGACGCTATCAGGTTTCGCAGATGGATAGAGATGCCATGCCTTGCATACAGGGTTCCGATAAGGCATCCAAAAGAAGGCTCCGAACCTATGCTAACGTGGAAATGCAGGATATTTAAAAACCTGAAAGAAATAAGATATCAGGATGCTGTACATGAGCAGATAGAAAGTTGTTTGAAAGATATTAAAGGGCATGGACCCATAATCCCTGTTGTTTATGATGAAAATCAGAGGTTTCAGGGAATCATGCATTATGGTTTTCAGAAAGAAGATGGGTTTTTAACCAAAAAGATGGAGCATTACAGGGAAATTAACCAGAAGATGCTGGAGAAAGACCCCGAACATTATTATGCTAACTATTCTCTTGCTTTACACTATGCAACGCATGGAGAAGAAGAGAAAGCGATGGAGTATCTTGATGTAGCTATGAAATCGAGACCTGGTTTTGCGAAAGCAAGGTATCAGGCTTGTTTTTCTCATGTAAGGCGTGGGATAAAAATTTTAGAAGAGGGTTTGCCATTTATGGTAGATAACCCTGAAGAGTATCAGAGGGCACAGCAGATAATAGCTGAATTAAGACAGTATGGTCCTAAATTGCCAATGATAGGCTATGCAAAAAACGATCCTAGAAGGAAAGAACTTGGATTATCAGATTGAAGAGTTAATTAGAGACACACTGTATAATGATGCAACTATGCAGGGGTATGTTGATGACAGGATATATACAGATCATATATCTGATATAAAACCTGATGATCTGGAATTTCCATGTATAACCATGCATTTTATAGGAGGAAGATGGATAGGAGAGGGCAATGAAACCTTTTCGTTTGACAGGATGGAACTTGAGATATCGACCGATAAGATGGTTGCTCCTAAAAAGCAGATTGATGAAATTTACGAAAGGATATTAACGCTTTTGGTGAAAGCGAGTACAATAGCGAACGATAATTATATCATTCAACTATTTCCAGATGGGAAGCCTATGACACTATCATTTTATGATGAGAAGAAAAACAGGACGATTTACAAGAAAACAGTATTTTTTAACTTAGTGGATGAAGATATTCAATAGAGAGGTGGTGAAAACAAATGGCTTATAACAGACAGACGTTAGAGGGCAGAAAAGTAAGTATTGGTATGGGGAAAATCTATGCAGCAGAGTGGGAAACTCCTACGGCAGACGGTGTAACTCCTAGTGATGAATTGGCTTTTGCTAATTCTGTAACTTTTAACCTAACAGCATCGCAGGTTGAGTTGTATAACGGAACTCCTGCACTACTTGAAGAGGTATTTGTTGGGAAAGAGGAAGGAAGCATAACCATTAACGTAGACGAGCATGATTACAGAGCATGGTGCAGGCAATATGCTACCGGTTTGTGTGATTCTTCAGACGAATCTTTTAGTGGTGGTGGTTTAATCCAGACCAACAAGAGTATGATCAAGTTTAGAAGTGAGTATAACGATGGGTCTTACAGGGATTGGTTTTTCTGGAGATGTGTTGGAGACGGAGTGCTTTCAGTACCTTATGAAAAGGGTGACGGAACGACTCACAATACCGTTGACATGACCTTCAAACTTATGCATCAAACGGGAGAGACTACATGGGCAAGCGGAGTAGCACTTGCAGATGGAGAGCTTCTCTTTAAAACAGAATATACAGCAGCGTAATGTGATAGGGGTGGGGAAACTTGCCCCTATATAACAGGTAAAAGGAGAATATTTTGAATTTACAGGAAAGTGTTGAAAAGTCTAAGGTTTTTGTCTCTCCTGAAGAGAGGGAAATAACTCTTATGAGCGGAGAGAAGTTTAGATATTCTACAGATATGCCTATTGGCAGGTCGATGAAATCCTCAGCTTATGCAGTGGAGTGGTTAAAGTCCCATGACTTGACCTATGAAGATGTATTTGTGCAGGACGAGGAAGGTGGAGACGGCAAAGGGCTTGATCTATTGAGAAAATTGCTGACAGAAGAGTGCGATAAAGAGGGAACCATAGAACCTTTGATCAAGTTAATGGGGAGCATTATCGGCAAGGATTCTACGTGGGTGTCGGAGAACATCAGAGAGGAGGATGCACTAGGTATAGTAGTCCCTTTTTTCTTATTGAAGCTGGGGTATACGATAAAGAAAATAACGACATGGAACAAGGCGATGGAAGAGATAATAAAGATGATTCCGGTTTCAGAAGGATCGGATACCGAGAAATCCTTGCCTGGTGTGTCAGATACGGAGGATGTTCCATCAGAGACGTTGACGAATACATCCTCAAGCACGTCTCAAAGCGAAAAATCTTAGGGATAATGAAAGGAGTTGGAGTATTAAATTCGATAGAAGCGGAGATGATGGACAGGGGTGAAAACAAAACTTCGGCTAAAAGACCTCCTCCGGAGTGGAGAAGGAAGTTAAGCAAGGAAGATGATGCTCATATAATGAGAGAAATTCAGGGATTGAGAAGATAGATGCAGGGAGCAATACATTTTAAGATGTGGGTTGATAGGATCGAAAAATCTCTTTTAACTCAAGGGAAGGTAGTTATTTCTAAATACACTAATGAGTTACACAGAGGGGTTGTAAAAAACATTTCTATGAGTCCGCACTCCAAACTTGAGCTTATGCATCTAGATCATCCCTTTGCTAGAAGGCATGGAACAATACAGCCTCATGGGCACACTCCTTTATGGTCGGTTCATTTAAAAAAAGGCAGGGTTTTAAAAGGGTTGACGAAAAAGGGATATTTAGGGAAGAGGCATGTTAGGGGAATGGTAGGATGGTTATCTCCTAACAAAATAGTGAGATGGGTTATTAAAAAAGAGGGAACCCAAAAGATGATAGGACGTCCTGTATTGAGACTAACAGCAGAACAACTAAATATATACGAAAAAATGAGAACAGACTTAGAAAAAATGAAGCCTGTAAAGATGAAAGGAGGTGTAGCGTAAATGGCGGAAGGTGTACATTTTAGTGAATCGGGAGTTACTTATGACATAGGTCTAAGGTTTGTTAAAGCAGCAAATCTTGACAAGGGAATGAAGTGGGTTAAGGCTTTTGAGAGAGAAATTGAAAAACTTGGGAAAAAGGCTTCTTATGCTAAAGAAGAAATCGAAAAGTTGGACTACTATGCTTCTAATGAATACAAAAAGCTAAAAGACAAGGTTATAAAAATCGAAAAGGCAAAACACGCAGCTCTTTTAGCCGAAGTAAGAAAGTTTAATGCCGAGAACGATGCACTCCTTAGTGCTGCAAATGCAAAAATAGAATCAAGAATGGTAAAAAACGCAATAATTAGGAAAGCAAGGTATAAAAAACAAATTGCAGATACTATAGATCTTAGATCTAAAGAAGATGCGGAAATATTAAAATCCGAAGAGAAAAAGAAAAAAGCTGAAGAAAAATATCACGAGAATATAAATAGAATACGGGACGCAAACAGGATAAGGGAGTGGAGAAAAAAGAAAGCAGACTGGGCAAGGACGGAGGGTGGAACCAAAAAACATATATCAGCTAGGAAAAGGGAGTTACAGAATTTTGGGAGGTATGTACAACACTGGGCAGCAAGGGTGGCTCTTTTTGTAGGTGTTGGATTTGTAGCAAGGGGAATAAAGAATTTTACTTTCGGAATTATAGAACAGGCAAGGGAGATGGATCGGCTTGCCAAAATAACAGGTATAAATATAGAGGCTTTATCTGGGTTTAAGTATGCTGCGGAGGTAAACCTTATTACAGTGGATCAGTTTAAGGTAGCGGTTGACTTTTTAAATAAAGCGATGTATGAAGCAACAACACGTGGAGGGGATGCAAAGGAAGCATTTGAAAACTTAGGAATATCCGTAAAGGAGGTTAAAAACCTAAATACCGAACAAGCGTTCTATAGGGTTGCTGATGGAATGAAACAAACAACAAACGCAACCATAAAAGCTAATGCAGCACTTGCAATATTTGGACGTGGCGGTAGAAATATGCTTGCTATCACAGACAAGGGTTCTGAAGGGCTAAGAGAGTACCTTGCTGTTGCAGGCGAAATGGGAAATATCTTTACTCAAGAATTGGCTGACAACGCAAGAGAGCTAGGCAAGTCCATGAAGGCTGTAAGTGCTGGAGTAACTGGACTCGGAATGTCTTTTATGAAGGATTTTGCTCCGGCAATGAAAGACTATATAGATTTTTTGAGATATGACGTGATACCTATTCTAAAAACAGCAATGGAGTATCATATAAAAACTCAAAACGAACAAGTTTTGGACAACATATTAAAGAAAAGGAAAGAGCTTGAAAAGTTTGGAGCAAAAGCTGGAAGTACATTCCAAAATTTTTTAGGACTTGGTGAAATATGGGGGATGGCTGAAAAACAGGCATACGAAGAACTGTTATTGCTGCTTGAGCAAGAGGGAATAATAACTAAAGAAAACTCAAAGTGGTATAAGGATAGAATGAAGGCGGCACAAGAAGCCAAAGAAAAAGAGAAAAAGAGGCTCGAAGAAAAGTTACGAAAAGAAAAAGAGTTTGCGAAATGGAAAGAAGAAACAGATGCAAAAATAGATAGCCAAGCAAAGTCTTTTTCAGACAAAGCTGTTGAAAGATATAGGATGCAAAAGGAGAGTTTGGATGGTTTAAACGAATCTCTAGAAAAAAATCTTGATCTAGAGCTAGAAAAAGATCCTGACAAGTTGCCTAGCTGGACTCCTCCAACGCCTGACCCTTCTACAATGGAAACGAGTAGAGAATACAGAGAAACAACGAACAACTACAAAGACCTAGCAAGCATGCTAGTAAGCATAGTAAGAGATGCTTTAAGCGATATGGAGGCTGCTTTCTCAGAATTTTTCTATGTTCAGATGGAGGCAGGGGTAAACTTTAAAGATGCATGGAAAGAACTCTGGGAGGATATGAAAAGGGCTGCATTAAAAGCTCTATCAGATATTATGGCAAAAGCAATTACTGTATCTCTTGTTTTACAAGCTTCTGGAGGAATGGCATCGTTCGATAAAGGAGGGTTTGTTCCTAAAGGACCAGGGTCTCTACCTAAAATACCCAAAGCTGAGAAGGGAATGATAACAAGAGGAACGGGTCCTATTCCTGCAATATTGCATCCAAACGAAGTTGTGTTGCCTGCAAACTGGATAGGAGATTTTTTCAAGACAACGGCAGAGAGGATGTTTAAGGGAGTTCCTATGCCTAGTGGTGGTGGAGGAACCTCTATAAGTAATAGTAGCAGGTCTTATTCTCCGGTTATAAATGTTACGGTAAATTCACCGGACTTGAATGATGATATACAGTTATTAAATATTGCCAGAAAGATAGGGGATAAATTAGAACAGGATCAAAGAAGGCGAGTGAATTAGAATGTTAAAAGCCAATAATGTAAAACTAACATGGTCTGACGGGGCATGTGAAATTCAGTTTAGTTATCAGCCTCATATAGATCAGTGGATGGAACATTTGCAGATAAACCATTCTTTGACTCTTGGTGGTGATGCAGATTATCATCTCGGATATAAATATCATTGTATATTATCATGGAAGAGAGATAATTTCTTCAGGGGATCTCAGCTTGACGATCTAAGGGAGTTATTTAACACGCATGATGGTTTATGTATATACCCTGCACCTGATACACATCCTAATCAGCATTTTCTTGTTAAATGGGTAAACGATTTTGATTTTCATTTAAAGCAGGGTGCTATAGAAATGGGGTATAATGGAACTATCGAATTAAGGGGAGCGGAGGTGTTGTCAGAGATAGATGAATATTATCCTCTTGCCAATACTTTTTAATCATGTCCACGACAAAAACTTATAATTCCATAACAGACTGGAATGACACAGACGTTCATCTAACTGATATCAATATTGGTCCTCAAGGGGATGTTCCTCATGGTCAGGCTTCTATAAAGGGAGATCGATGGAGGCATAAAAGAATAGGTTATGCTGAAGCTCCTTACGGAAGAATATTATCTGATGTAGAATCTGCTGCAATTCAGGCTCCGTATAAAGACAATACCGAGGCTTCCGGAGCAACGTATATTCATATATTAAGGACAAAAGGCTTTAATGATAACGAAACTATATATATTGAGGATCTTGATGGTAACGAAACAGCAACGATAGTAGCGGTTATAAGCAACCAGTCTTTGCAAATATCAGGGTCTTTGGATAACAGCTACAGCAGAGACAGGAATTATTTTGTTTCAACGATACAAGAAATACATATAGAGAAAACAGACGGATTTTATGCAGGCGATTATGTCGAGATAACACAACCTAAAGGTGGAAACAGGAGTGTTGTAAAGATATATGCCGTAGATCCTGATGGAGAGGATGATAACGAGACGGTATTACAGGTTTTACGGTTGCCTAAAGAATACAGGGAAGATGATATTGTTAGCGTAATTAACACAAGCAGTCAATGGTCGAGGGATGAAAAGAATCCTATTGTTATATTGCAGAGAAAGAACTGGTGGGATTATGCAGGGCAAAACATCAAAGCTCCAGAGATTCATTTAAGTGTAGATATTCAGGAAGATTCTGAAGAGAACATAATATCTGAAAAGCATGGGATGTGGATAGGGGCTGACAGAGAGGAAGATTCTTCTCAGATAGCAATGCTTTTATCCAAAGACAAGGATAATATATATAACTGGACTGATTTTTTAGGAGCGGGCAATCCTCAGAGACCTAATCCTATAGTAAGACATTCTCATTTTAAGGACAGGTTTGACCTTCAGAATTATGCAAATGCAACTGCAATGCGTAAGGTATGGAACACAGAGGATGTTACAATCAGCGTGGGGTTGTGTCAAGACGATCCTACTCCTGATACTGCATGGATGTATGCTGACTATACAGGGAGCGGTGAAGTATGGGGATTGATGCCAACACCGATAAATGCAGACATAACAACAAACTATAACAATGAGATAAGTTTTGCATACAAAGGTGATGCCAGTAATACAGAGGGGACACTTGCAGTCAAGTTGCTTGCAGCAGATGGAACTTCAGAAGTTTATGATTTTGCTGATATAAATTTAAAAGAGTCTGGATGGACAACCCTGACAGCAGATATATCAGATTTTGCAGGGAGAAAATATTTAAGGGCGTTTGTTTTTCAAATTACAAGTGCAGGCAGTGGCACTGTTAATTTTGATGATATCGTTCCTTTTATGCCTCCTAGGTGTGATGAAATTATCGAAGATCCTTCTGTTGTGCTAGGGACAGACGAGGGTTCTTTTGCAGCTTATTATACCGGAAGAGAAAGACCGAGACAAATATTAACAGCAAACGCAAGCCTTGATGGAAATAGTTCCGGAACTGTAACCGTAGGGAGCACTTCTGATTTTGATGTTGGTGATATTGTTGTTATGTATGACAGATCAGCTTATGAAATGGGAAGGGTAAGAACGGTAACAGACGCTACTCATTTAGTAGTAGAGCATATAGGATATACAGAAGATACTACAGCAGAGTTTGAGAATGATTATGAGACCGCAGATCAGGCAATGATAGCAAATAATAGCTATCGGGTAAACAAGATTTACGGTTCTTTTGTGCTATCTAAGTTTGAAGATAAAAGTCAGTGGGTTAAATATTCTACAAACGAAACACCGACAGCTATATTAGAACCTGAGACTGAAGGGACATGTTGGGATTCGTTATCTGTAAAACAGCCGAATGTTAAACTGTTTGGAAATCAGGTATACATGGCTTATGTTGGAGAGTGTAGCGATAATACCCCATCTATAGGCTTTGCCAGAAGCAGCGATTTTGTGAATTTTACTAAGCTAAGGGAAAACCCATATATAGAGCCGACAGCATCGAAGTTTGATTCTAATGGTTGTTTTCATCCTGACCTTAACGTAAGATCTCCGTTCACATTCTTAAATTATAGCGGTTATGACGGCACAAGATATAACATAGGAAGTGCAGTTCAAAATTACAGTTTTCATAACGGTAAATTGGATTTTCATGTAGCACTTCTGGTCTTTCCTTTATCTTGCGAGGGGTATCCTCCTGATAACGGATCTGTTCTTTTTGACATGGGCAACTTCAGGATAGAGGTTGATAGCAGGAATTTAGTATCTGCACATGCTTATGTTGATGGAAGATGGATACGCACTAAAGATGAGGTTGATGCAGACATAAAGATGGAAAATGCTTTCGGGACATTTCTCGAATGGGACAGATGGAACTTGGTTATAGGACAATTCGCAGGGAATAAACTTGGAATTGTGAACGTAAAAGCAGTACCAGAAGTATCCATACATGAATATTTTACTTACAGTCCATGGGTGTTAGATTCTGATGCTTCTGCAAATTCATCATCTGTTACCCTTTTGAGAAGGGATGCTACCATTGATGATGTTGTAGCAGATCAGGATATTATGTTCTGGGGTTATGGGGTCGGAGATTACAGCAATCTTGTGGTTCATCAAATAGGAAGGATTGCGTCTGTAGTTGATAATGGGGATGACACTTATACCTGCAATTTGGAAAGACCTATAGGACCCTGGGGATTTGAATCTGATCCTTTGTTTGACGTTCCTCATAATCAAGGTGTATTGCTTGCTCAGGGAATATCTGGAACTTGCGATGATTTTTTTTCATGGGCACGTAATAACAGGGTTGAATATTTAACACCGTCTACTGATACAAATAAGATATTTAATATAACCAGAGTGCTTGGCAAGGGTGGTATTGACAAATACGGGAACGAAGCTCTTGAAAAAACAGTTGGTGGCGAGGGAGAGACAATACTAGATCCTGATCATGCGTTACCTCCTATGGTCGGGAACGGATATAGATTAAATCCAGAAGAGGACAAAACTCAGGCATGGACAGGAGGATATTTTGGTCATGTAGATATAGGCTATGATATATTAGATCCTCAGGCAACATCTACTAGTGGAGATTATCATGATCTTTATGAAGAAATGATAAACGGAGGCGGACTGTCAAAAGCTCAATCCCATAAGTTAGATTTAACAGGATTAGGACAGGTTCCGGCAGTGGGAAATATGGCAGGAAGGTGGCTATTAAGCGATACTACTGATAACGTCAAGTTTCCCGATAGCAGTCCTCATAATAATCATTTATATCTTACCGGAACTGCTACAACCTGTGATGATTGCTGGTTAGGAAAAGGCATTAAGATGGAGTCTCCCGTAACAGATAATGCATCTGCTTATCTATTAGGAGACGACCTTACAAAGTCAAACTCTGGTGATGCTCAGTTTGAAGAGAACAAAGAATTTAATCTGTCAGACAGGTGGGATAATCATGGAGTTAGCGGATCGCACCTCTTTAAGTTTAACAACAAATACAGGCTTGCTTATACAGGAGAGGGGAAAGAGCCTTATGCAGAGACCGGAGAGATAGTAGGAGATTTATTTGAGACGTCTCTTATATCCCTTGTGAATAAAGATGTAACCTTCTCTGGAACTTTTTATATACCTACAGGATGTCAGGTAAAACTTTATATGAGTTGGACTAAAAAGTCTAACTGGGTTGAACTGTATGCATCTTCTGTGGGAGCAGGAGCGGTTTCTTGGAGTGATTCTTTTAACCTTCAGGACGGCATAACCGAATACGGATCTGACATTTCAGATTATAAATATTTTGTCAGGTGGAAACTTGAATTATTGAGTAACGATGATCGGGATAAAAGTCCTATTATAAAATCATGGCAGGTAACTTATGATGAACCGGAATCAACTCCAACGGCAAAGTTTTTAGCAGAGCAGGATAAGAATACGGGGCACAGGGTTCCTGTTTACAGGGTTGTGTTATGGGATTCCATAAACAAATCTGATATTGATATTACAAGCAGGGTAAAACAGAACGGTATTTCTAATTTAACGCAAAGTATTCCTGTAACACCAGGGGAACTAGGGGAAATAATTGCAAGCGATGTTTCTATAAGGGTAGAGAATACAGATTATTATTTTTCAGAAAACAATGATGGAACAAATTCAGGATATCCAGTATATAGTGTTGCAAGTGTGTTTTGGGATTCTACTACTGGTGCAACAAGAAATTATATTGAGGATGAAATAAGGGTTTATTCTGGTTTTGTTACAGCAGATTCTTTATGTGATAGCGTTGACGGAGAGTTTGAGGTAACGGGAAGGTTTTTAATAAACAAGGTTAAGGTTATATCAGATGCAGAGGCGATAATTGAGTGCAGGTCTTTATTAAGAAAGCCTTTAGATACGATAGTTGGAGAGGAAGTTGATGGAGAATCAGACCCCTTGATAAAGGATGGCAGGGTCAAGGATATTATGGAGGAATTGCTAACTGATTATAAGGACGGTAATGATAAAACTATCGGAGCTGGATTAAATCCAGAGGATGTTTTTATCGAGGATTTTGACAGAGAGTTTGGGAATATAGAAATATCTCAAATGTCAGTTGGAGAAGTCCTGCAGAAGCTGGCTCAGGCTTGTGATGGCGTTGTATATACTAATAATCAGGGAGATGTATATTTTAAAACATGGGCAAATCTATGCGAAGGAAGTTATGATATTGAAGGTGGAACTAATCTCAAAAGGGCACAATATACAGGGCAGGACTATGATAGGCTGGTAAGGTCTGTATCTATAGGTGGAGAGGATAATATCCAGTCAACAGAAGAACAACCTTTTCTTGATATGGGAAGGGATATAAGTTTCGATAACGAATATTTACAGAGACAGAGTTGGGCTGATACTATCGCAGAGGATATCATAGACAGGTATGGTCTGAATGAAAGTTCTTTTGATTTAAAAACTGTATATCTTCCTTCTGTTAAAATATTAGATACTGTTCAGATAACTGAACCTGTTTCTGGAGTAACTTCCGAAAAGTATCTGGTTCATAATTTTGTAAAAAATATAACTCTTTTTAAAGATGATTATAATTTGGTTAGCAACTTAGCAATAGATCCGAGCAAGGAGGTAGCAATGGCTACAGCAATTAAAACAACAGACCCCAGTGTTCTAACAAGGTTTGGTATCTTTGACAATATGTTCAAAGTTCCGGTGGGGAACGATTTGCCTCATTACATGACACATAGCGGGGAGCATTATGTTGCCAGTGAAGTGGTTAATGTGTCAACAACAACGAAAAAATGGATAGTAACAACTCCTAACACAACGAAATGGGGACATGCCTATTTTGATATACGGTGCACTGGAGAGCTTTCTGTTACTATAACAGAGGCGTCAGACAGGGACGGAGTTACTGCTGTTGATGCAACAAACAGGCAAAGGAACTCTGTTAATACGGCAGGGCTTACGGTATATAGCGGAACTTCAGGAGGATTGACAGATGGAGCGACAACCATCTTTCGGCAAAGAGACGGGGCAACGGGAATACCAGGAAGGGTGCTTATTGCTTCAGGAGAAAGGGGTAACAACGAATTTGTATTGTTACAGAATACCAAGTATGTAGTAGCGGTAGAGACATTTGCGAACGTGTACGTGTCTTTTGCTCTGGATTGGTACGAGCATACAAGCGGATAAAAGGAGAATATTTATGAAGCAACGCAAGCAGGAAAACGATGTATTTTGGTATGTAGTGATGATTTTATTGATTATTGCTATATTCTTGATGCTTTTGACTGCATGTAGTGCTGATGATTATTGGGTTTATATTGCTACCGAGACTAAACTTTCGGGTGCGGAAGGAACGCAGGCAATGGAGGGGGATATTGTTACCATCCTTCCTGCGAACAAGCAGTATAATCCAACAGAAGGCAGTGAGCAGACAAAACATTTTGCGATTGTCAAGATGTCGGGATTGACTAAAGAAGATGTTAAAAAGTATAAAGAAGCATGGAAAGACGATAAAGATAAAGTTATTCTCTACCGTAAATATAAACTTACCGGATTAAAAACCATTGGACTTGACAAGAATGGGTTAAAAGAATCTATTATCAATTATTCATCTCCTTTGATTAAATCAAAATTCAAACAGAAAACCGATCTTGATAGAATGGCATGGCAAGTTCAAAAAGATAATTATGATAACAAAATGAAAGAGCATAGAGATTTTTTTCGTATGCTTGATTGTGTAAAACCTGCTTACGCACTTACTATAAACATTTCAGTTATTAACTCTGAAGTTGTAGGTGATGATTATGAAGATTTAAGTTCATGGGAATCGGCTACAGATAATAACTTAGTGGGAACAACTACCATAGAACAAGCAGATTGCTATGATGATGATGGTGCGTTAGAGGACACTTGCTATATTGCAGGTGCAACGGTAAACAGTTCATACTATAGAATTATAACTGTACCTTCTGGCGACAGACACGATGGAACAGATCAGGGAGGTGGAGCTGCAGGAACGGGTTTTGAGTTTAATCTTGGAGGGCATTTCAGCTATTGCATCAGGACGTCAGAGGATTATGTAAAAATCGAGTGGGTAAAGTTTGACCTTGAGGCTTTTTGTACAAGTAATGCTATCTTAAATTATAACGACCATGTTCATATTAAAAACTGTATCTTCTTCTCCGGAACCTGCGGATCTAATGCTGGAGTAAAACACAATGCTTATTATCAAGAATTAACAGTTGAAAACTGTCTCTTTCAGGACATAAACGGGACGGGTATTTCTGATGTTGATTCCCAGGCAAGCACCAGAACTTACACAAACAATACAGCCGTTGATTGTGCTACTGGATATGGAATAACTACAGGAGGGGCTTCTGTTACCCTGACAAATTGCTTAGGCTATGGGAATACTACAGCAGACTTTACCTGCGGAGCTAATACCGTTTTAAATTACTGTGCATCTGATGACAGCACTGCTGACAATTATGGTGGCGGCGATAACAAGGTTGATATTAGCGATCCTTTTGAAAATTATGCAGGCAACGATTTCCATCTTGCATCCGATGACACTGAATGTAAGGATGCAGGGACAAGCATGAGCGGTGATTTCGTAGACGATTATGAAGGTGATACCCGATCCGGTTCGTGGGATATAGGTTGTGATGAAGTCGTGGGAGTTGTGCCAACACCAACAATGACCATAACGGCAACCAATACTGAAACTCCGACAGAAACTGTAACAGCGACACCGACTAATACTCAAACTCCAACACTTACAACGACTAATACCGAAACTCCGACCGTAACGGCAACCAATACCGAGACACCAACTGAGACTCCGACACAGACACCGACCGCAACGGCAACAGCAACTGCAACACCAACATTTACTGTTACGGCAACTCCGACTAAAACAACTACTGCTACGCCAACTCAAACTCAGACAGTAACAAGCACTGCGACAGTAACAAGCACGGCAACAGTAACAAGCACGGCAACACAGACTGCTACTTCAACGGTAACAGCAACCCCAAATATACCTGCAATATTTGAAGAAATAAATGTATACAGGTTTTACCCTTATGAAGAAAACGAATCTTTCAGGTTTTATCCTTACGAGGAGAAAGATCTGGATAGAGATTATCCTTATGAAGAAATAAATGTTTATAGTAACCACAGGAGGTAGCAATGAATTTTGTAAGAAAGTATAAGTATCAGATAATGATTGGTGTAGTAACTTTTATAGTAGCACACTTCTTAGCCTTGCTGGTGATAAGTAGTTTTGGATCAGGGTCTCAGGAGAGAGATGAATATGAATCTGTTTACAAACAAAAAACAAAATCTTATGGATTTCCTTTATTAAACAAGGACACTCACAGAGCATTAACCATAGACACCTCTAATGATGTTGTTAAGTTCAGGGTAAAGAAGAATGTAGAAGATGGATCTTACCAGATAGACAAGACCTGCACCTATGTAAAGAAGTTCACTTATTATGGTTTGAACGGGACTTTTAGTTCTTCCGCATCTGTAACAGGGGCAACATCCTCAGCGACAGGAACGCTAGAATATATTGACACTAAGGGCAATACCATGTATCTGTCAGGCATAACTGGAACCTTTCAGGACGGCGAAACTGTTTATGAGACTGCGAACACGATCTATGTAACACTGTCAGATGACGGGGTATGGATGGGAGTAACAACACTGTCCGCTACGGATACAAATTTAGATGCAGGAGATTATTTTGCTTACGTAGAATTAAGCAACGCATCTCTCAGCTATGATGAAGTTCTTTTAAAAAGCAAATGGAAGGTCGTTCAGTAAACGCCTGTAAACATTGACATGGCACAATATTTGCATATAGAAAGTAGTATTATGGTAGTTATCGAACCAAGCTAAAAGGAGAAAAAATGTTCTGGTTGAAAAGGGTAGGCGGAGAGAGCAAGTCAAACAAGGTAAGAATCACTGATGTCGGAACATTTGAGCTAGAAAACAACTATATTTGCGTTGAGCATGTTCAGGATGCTGATTTTTTAATATCTGAACATGGACGTAATTTAACAGGGATGGTATTTGAAAAAGTCGAAGATCCCAAACTTCCCGAAAAGCCAATTAAGAAAGAACAAATATTTGTAAATACTTATAAAAAGGAGAAAATGATTGTGAACCCAAATAGGAACGTATTGATTGTTACCGCCTTTACAAAAGGGTATGATCTTGTTTCTGAATATTTGCATCCTGTTTCTAATTATCACTATTTATGCTATACAAATGATTATAAATTTACTTCTGATTTTTTTGTAGTTTCACGATTGCCGGAAGGGAAAACACCAGAAGAAAATGTTAGGCTCGCAAGGGGGATAAAGTTAAACCTTTCCGACCATTTAACTGTATCTGATTATGATTATATCATCTGGCTAGATGCTAATTGTTCTTTTATAAGAGAAGTGGATTCTTTAATTGATGACTTAGGAGATGATGATGTTGCAATATTTGGACACAGAGAAAGAAATTGCCTTTATTCAGAGGCAAAAGCGTGTATTAGGTATAAGAAGGATTCTCAGAGCGTTATAAACAAGCAGGTAAAAAAATACAAGAAAGAGGGGTTTCCTAGCAATTATGGTATGTGGGCAACCCATTGCATTGTATATAGACCTACTAGGGAAGCTCTAAGTTTTTTTAAGATTTGGTATGCGGAAGTTACAAACCACTCATATAGAGATCAAATAAGCCTGCCGTATGCTTTAAAAAAAAGCAAAGTAAAATTTCATACACTGTTAAATGCAGAAATTTTTAGTGTAGAATGGTTTAAGTATGTATCTATAAGAGGGCATTGTGTTTAAGATAAAAAAGAGCGTGGAAATAAAAAAGAACGGACACCTGTGCTTCGACTTTGGGTGTGGAAAGAGTAAAAAGAAGGGGTATGTGGGAGTAGACTGTCAAGATTTTGAATGTGTTGATATCGTGTCTGATGTAAATGGATTTAAAAATATACCAGGGAGTTCAGCTTGCAGAATTCATTCGTGCCATTTTATAGAGCACCTAGGGCACGATGATGTATTTTTTGTTTTAAAGCAATGGATGAGAATACTTGAGAGTAGGGGGATTTTAACAATTTATTTCCCAGACATTAGCTTGGTTATACCAGAAACAAACATAAAAATTGCCATAAATCATGTGTGGGGTTCCAGAAAGGATCAATATGATTACCACAAGACATTCTGGACTGCCAGATCGATGATGTTTATGTTGCAATATGTCGGGTATGCTAACGTAAGAACAATACCTTACTTTGGGAAGCTACATCCATACAAAGGAGACATGGCTTGGACTTCAGGAGTGGAAGGAATTAAAAAATGATAAATAAACGACCTTTAAAATTTTACGTTGATAAAATAAAAAATAATGAAGTCTTTAGCTTTTCGAGATATGGAGACGGTGAATGGATATATATGACCTGCCCTTCTGGCAGAACCAGAATAAATAAAGAAATGGACTACTTCCCAGAAGCAGCCGAATCTTTAAGAAAAACAATTTTGTTTCCGAAAGCAAGTTCTTCTTATTTTTATGGGCTTCAAAGATTAGCTCTAAAGATGTTTGCTGACAAAATACCATCCACTATTGACTGGCATGGAAGTGATTTATTTCATCATGCTTCGATAAGTGGAGCATTGTCGCCCTTAATAGCTTCTATTGTTGAGAAAGATGTTGTTTTTGTTGGACCTAGGTATTTAAAAAATATAAATAGCATCATTCCTTACGTGGATTTTATAGAGATAGACGGTAAAAATTGTTATACGCAAATACATGATATATTAAAAAGAATAAAAGATACAAAGAGAGAATCTGGCAATATGATATATAGTTTTTCTGCCGGTGCATTTACAAACATTATGATTTATAAGCTGTATGATGAGATGAAAAATAACTGGCTTATAGATTTTGGATCGGTATGGGACCCTTATGTTAATCAAAACACAAGGGGTTATCATAAAAAAATGACCAGGGACTTAATAAGTATAAATACAGGAGGCTAGTTTGTGGTAATATCTATAATTATTGCTCACTATGGAAACAGCAAATACCTAGAAGATTGTTTACTTTCGATAGAGCAAAACACATATATACCTCATGAGGTTATAACGGTCAACACCGAAAAACCCAGAATATCTGTGGCTGAGGCGTGGAACGAAGGGATAGAGTCGGCTACAGGGGAAATTGTTGTTATTTTAAATGACGATACCCTAGTATCAGAATTTTGGTTGTCTAGGTTGTATTGGTATTTGCAGGCAATAGATAATGCTATGGTTTCGACCCCGTCTACATCTAAATGTGCAAGCATTATATATACGGAACTCTATGACAAAATGAAACCTGATGTAAAATCAACAGCAGATGTAAATAGATTTAACAAAATAGTGTCTAAATATTACGGTCTCTCATACAAAAAACTAGCAAGCCATGAAGTTACAGGGTTTTGTGCAATGTTTAGAAAGAAGGATTGGGAGTTAGCTGGTAAGTTTTACAAGGGGTTCAAATATGCTTATGGAGAAGAAAACGATTTTTTTGACAAGTTATCAAAAAAAAAGAAAGGTGTGTTTGTTTTAGCGAGCGGGGTGTATGTTCATCACTTCAAAGGGAAAACTACAGAGAGGGTAAAGGATTTAGACCTTATTGCATGTAAGGCATTATATGAAAGGAGAAGGCATGAGCGAAGAAAAAAAACAACATAAAATAATAGTAGGTGGTATAGGAAGAACGGGTTCAACTGCTTTAATGTGTATTCTTTCTTATCTAGAGTTAGGGACTGGATTTGGGAAATATTCTTATCGAAACGAATATATTAACAAACTATTTTTTCTTGAGGGCAGAGAAGAAGCCTATATATATAAAGAGAACGAAAACGCTGGACTTATTCCTGAAAGGTTTGATAAATATATTGTAGATTATTTTATATTTTTACAGAGAGATATAAACAAGGCAGCAGCCAGCAGGGTTAGGAAACATCAAGAGGGTTACTGGATGGGGGGATTAACAGCCGATACTGAATGGAAGCCTGAAAGACAAAATGCTATTTTATTAGGGAAATATAAATCTCTCAAGAGGTATTTAGAGAAGAGAGACGTCCCTGTGGTTGAAATAATTTACCCAGACTTTATAAAGGATGTTGATTATTTATATGAAAAATTGCTTTTGCCGTTTCCTTGCCTTGAAAAAGACAGGTTAAAAAAGGCTTTTGATTTAATAATCTATAAAGATACGGAGGGATATAAATGAGAATAGCGGTATTAACTTGCGATAAGTATAATTTTTTGATTCCCTATTTCTGGCATTTTTTTAAAAAGAATTTTCCAGACAATCCGTATCCTGTAGACTTTGTAACTGAGACAGAGAGAATATATTTTGGGGACAATGTTTTCTATGGCGGGAAAAATCTATGGTCAACTCTTTTGCAAAATTATCTAAAAACAGTAACAGATGACAAGATACTGATTTTATTTGATGATTACATGATTTATGGTGTAGATCTCAAAAAAACAAAGGAAGCGGAAAGTCTGTGCTGTGGGGAGGTAGGCTGTATAAATTTAATCAAAATGAATTGTGAAAAGGCTCTCGTTTATCCTGACGGGATGGATGGATATCTTACCAAAGATTTTAACTCAGAGATAACTACCGGATGTCAGGCTACAATTTGGCAAAAAGATTATCTCAAGGAAGTTTATCCTGAAGGTAGAGATAGTTGGAAAGCAGAGACATACGGATACAGAAAAATGAAAACTCTGAACAAAAAGGTTTTATATTCAACCACTCCCATATTTTCTTATGTGCATGGTGGTTGCATGATAAAAGGCAATAAGGTCGATGCAGTATTTAAACAAATGGCGGAGAAATGGTAATGGAATGGACAGATGCATATAATCCTTTTAATAGTTTTAAAGTTTTAGTATGGTCTAAGCAGTTACAGAACCTTGCAAATGGGAAGATTCCTTTGCCCGTAACTGTAGATACAGATCCAACAACAAGATGCAATTATAACTGCATATGGTGTAATGCTCAGAAATATAGAGCAAAAGGACAACATACCCTGTCCGAAGAGCAGTTAGATAACCTAGTAAATATATACTCTAAGATGGGAGTTAAATCTACTTGTATTGCAGGAGGTGGCGAACCCACTTTAAACCCGCACCTTGCAAACTTTATAACAAGTCTACATGTGAACAACATAGAGACAGGGATAATAACAAACGGATCTTCGATGACGAAAGAACAATTAGTGTCTATTGCAGAAGGGTCAAGGTGGTGCGGATTCTCTGTAGACGCTGGTAATGCGGGGACTTATGTTAAGGTTAAGGGAATAAAAGACAGAAAATATTTCAGGATAGTCATTAAAAACATAGAATCTCTGTGTAATTTGATTCAAAAGTTTAACCTGAAACCTAAGTGTGAAGTTGCTTTTAAGTTTTTAGTATCCCCTGACAACATCAACAGCATATACGAAGCAACGAGAGTTGCCAGGGAATGTGGAGTAGACCATTTCCATTTAAGACCTGCCTGTGTTGATAACTTAGAGTCTTTTATTGCTCACAAGAGGTATATGTTTCATAGCTATTTAGAGACGTTTTCTGTAGAGACTGAAAAGGCAAGGAGGCTGGAAACTAAGGACTTTAAAGTGTATGTTGTAAAGCATAAGTTTAACAATTTTTTAGGCAGAAAGGTGGGTTTTAAAAAATGCAGGGCAACTCCCCTGCTTGCAACATTCGGAGCTGATGGGTATTGCCATCTATGTTTTGACCTTCGGGGTAAAGAAGATTTTATTATGTGTAAACATGAAGATATCATGGATTTTTGGGGGAGTGATAGGCATATCGAGATGATTGACTCAATAGATCCTGAAAAGTGTCCGAGGTGCACCTTTGGAGCTTATAACGAAATTATAGAGAAGGTTTTTATTGAGGACAAGATGTGCAAGAATTTTCCATAAGGAGAACAAATAATGAATAAAGTAGCAATAATGCTTCCTGTTTATAATGCAGAAAATACATTGCAAAGATGCATAGATAGCTTAAAAAATCAAACATATCAAGATTATGTTGTGATGGCACGAGATGATGGGTCTACAGATAGCAGCCTTAAGATATTAAAGTCTAATGAGTCTGATAAGATAAAAGTGTTTAGCAATATCAAAAATTTAGGATGTGTCCTCAATAGAAACAAGATCTTAGAGGATTCTCTTGCAATAAAAGATGTAGCATATATAGCCATACAGGATGCTGATGATTGGAGTGAACCAAACAGAATAGAAAAACAGGTCGAGTTCTTAGAAAAAAACAAAGAATATGGAGTTTGCGGGACATGGTATTACTGGCATGATGTTAAAGATAGAGGGCAGTCTATAAAAGCAATAAAGACATTAACAGAGGACGTTGAGATAAGGAGAATGCAGTATTTTGGTAGCCAGGCATGTCATGGAAGTTATGTTATCAGGAGAGAAGTATATAATGACGTTGGATTTTATGACCCCTATTTTGTTTGGAGCCATGACAACGACTGGCTAACCAGGTTGCTTTACGGAAAAAAATGGAAGGTATGTACAATCCCGGAGAACCTATATCATGTGTGGGTAACTGAATATACTCACTCTAAAACAAACGAAAGAAATATTTATAAACAGAAGCAAAGGTATAAAAGGTATTGTGAATCTGTCGGAGTAAAATATGAAGAAAAATATTGGAGAAGGATATGATGGATACTTATGAAAATAAAATAAAGGGAATGATGGGAGCAAAGGATTTGATGTGGCTTTACAATATTGCTCAAAAAATGAACAGCATAGTGGAGATTGGCTGTTGGTCTGGCAAAAGTACTCATGCCTTATTGTCTGGGTGCAAGGGAACTGTATACGCTGTTGATCACTGGATTGGTAGTAGTTACAGCAACCTTACAAAAGGAGAAAAAGAAATTCACGATCTTGCTATAAGCGGAAAGGTGTTTGACAAGTTTAAGAGGAATGTTGGTCATTTTAAAAACTTAAAAATTCATAAAATGGAAAGCATGAAGGCTGTAAAAAAATTCAAAAACAAGTCAGTTGATATGGTTTTTATAGATGGGTGTCATAGGTACAAAGATGTTTGCGACGACATTAAAGGATGGTTACCTAAAACGAGAAAACTAATTTGCGGGCATGATATTGCTCATGGACCGGTAAAAAAAGCTGTTGATGAACTAATAGGAGAACACGAACTAACAGAGCAAAATATATGGTTTAAGTGGTTGTGATGATGAAGCATTATTTATTAACAAGATATAATTGCGGATTATATTCTGGAGTGGGATTTGTTGATAAGAATGGGAATAGTATAAATTGCTATGCAGACAAATGGATGGAGCATAGGTTTAATTTATTCTCAAAAGTGTGTTTACCTTCTATAAAAAATCAAACCAATCAGTCGTTCGACTGGATTGTTGTTTTGGACAAAAAAACTCCCAAGCATTTCAAGGAACAGCTTGAGGCTTGCAAAACAATACGAAAGTTTAAGATATTATACGACAAAGAGGAGGCAAGAACAGTCCCATTATCTTATATAAAAAACGATATTAAAGATGAGAATTGTATAACATCGAGAGTCGATAATGATGATGCTCTTCACAAAAGGTTTATGGAGATTGTTGCTCAAGAAGCAGAAGATAATATGGGCAACGCCATTCTTTTTGCAAATGGGTGTTATTATGATGTATCACAAAAAACCATGAGCCTTCACAGCTACCCGTTAAACCCTTTTATGTCTTTACCTAACAATCCAAGCAGAGACAAGTCTATTGTTTGGAGTGTAGATCATGGTAGCATAGGAGACATATCTAAGGGTGTATTTACAATACACTGTCAACCTATGTGGCTATCTACTGTTCATTTATATAACAGGAAAAATACTTTAAGAGGTAAGATGGTGGAGATGCAATCTGAAATAGAAAACTACTTAAAAAACTTTTCTATAAACATGGAGCTTGAAATAATATGAAAAAAAGAAAAAAGAATCCAACAGGGATAATGATTCATTGTTCTGATTCTTCTCATGGAGACAAAGACCTTATAAAGAAATGGCATACATCAGGGAATGGATGGGAAGATATTGGCTACAACTGGATAATTACTAACGGATGTCGGTTAGCTCACAAGTATAAGAAGGAGAACGATGGAATAATAGAAAAGGGAAGGGACGTTAAATATGCAGGAGCACATGCACGAGGGTATAATGAAAGCCATCTCGGTATATGCTTAGTTGGATCTCATCATTTTACACCAAAGCAGTTTGAATCCCTGTTTGAATTGTTAAGAAAATTGCAAACTTCTAATCTTGTAGATTATTTTATACCTGGATGTAAAATAAGGAATAAGAATATTTTAGGGCATTATGAAGTAAATAAAAACAAGACCTGTCCTAATATAGATATGGAATGGTTAAGACAACAAATAGATTTAAACCTGAACGAAAGGAAGTGAAATGCCTGATCCTATAGTAGCAACAGATCCGACAGCTTTTACTATGGCAAGTGGTACTCTTGGATACATAGTTTTGAGAACACTTTATGATATCAAGAAGTGGATGAATATGAGAAACGGGAATAATCCTCATCCTACAAAAGAGTATGTTGACAGCATAATATCTAATCAGAGGACAGATTGTTCCGGCAAGATAGAATCTATTTTCAGGAAGGTTGATGCTATGAGGGACTCTCACGAAAAGTTTGAGAAAACAATGATAGCAGACGTCTCTGTTTTAAAAAGCAATGTTGAAAGAATAGATAAAAAATTAGATAGAATGAGTTAGGCACGTATCTTGCATTGGATAATGTCTGTATGTATGTAAAATTATAAAAGGAGAAAAGCCAGTGTCAGAGAATAATGCTCCTGTTGAAGTATACAACATAGTTGATATTATTCCGGCAAAACTTTTAGCATCAAAACTTGGTGTAACTGAAAGGGTTGTTAATTTTTGGAAACACAGGGAACGGGGAATATCAGAACAAAATCAAAGGAAAATATTAAAACTTAAAGACCTTGCAAAAAGAGTAGAGAATGGAAGTTATGAGAGTTACTCTACTAAAGGACTGGGTATTCAGTTAAATGTTATCAAGTTTGACCTGCCTTTAAAAACAAGATATCAAGACATTGCCTTTATAGGGGATGTCCATGATGGATATCCTACACATAACAGGGAACTGTATTTAAAGTCATTAAGATATTGTTCACAGTTTAAGATACCTATTATTTTTATGGGTGATATTAACGAATATGGTATGCCTAATTCGCCAGGCACTTCTAAGTTTACACAAGATCCTGTTAATGACCAGATAAAGCAGACCAAAGAGGATTTAAAGCCTCTGGTTGACGCTGGTCTTGTTAAGGGATGGATAAACGGAAACCATGAAAGCAGGATAATGAATATCACTGGCGTTGATATATCGGAGCTTATCTGTGATTCTTTAAAGATTCCTTATTTAAGGGATGCCTGCTGGAACGCAGTAAGGGTAGGAGGTCAATGGTATTCAGTTTATACAATTCATGGTTCGTCAGGGGCTATATATACAGAAACTAAATTAGGATATTATATGAAGATGTCCAACAATTTTGATTGTGATTTGTTGGTTGGTGCTCATGTCCATGAACTTGCTAATACAGAAAAGAGAATACAGAGCATTGATTTTGGGAGATTAAAGGTGGTTGAGAAGGTTAAATCTATTGCAATAACGGGGTCGTATATAGAGTATTCTGGGAGTTATGGCATGAAAAAGGGATGGGCTATACCTCAGCTTGGTAGTTGCAAGGCAAGATTTTATACTGATGAGCACAAGATAACAATACACAATCTGTTTGCAGGTAAAGAATCGAAGCCTACAGAATGGAAGGAGGAAAAATGAGAGTCTATGTAGCAGGAGCATACAGTGCTGATAATGTAATAGATGTTTTAAACAACATAAGGGAGGGCATAAAAGCATCAGCAAAATTATTAAAGTTAGGACATGAACCTTTCTGTCCTTTTCTCGATTATCAATTTCAGTTCTTTGAGCCTGAATTAGAGGTTGAAGATTATTACAGGTATTCGATAGCATGGCTAGAGGTATCACAAGCCATGATAGTTCTTCCTGATTATGAAGAAAGTAAAGGCACTTTAAACGAAATATGGACAGCGAAAGAGCTAGAGATTCCAACATTTTACAGTATGCAGGATTTTTTGGAGTGGTGTGGACACAATGACTAAAAGAGAAAAAGAAGATGTGCCTGTTATAATAACCTTTAGCAATAATGAAGTTACAATGACGGTTGAGTGGTATGACAGCATCGAGGATTACTTTAAGGCGATGGAGGAAGAACTAAATGAGTAATGATAGAAAAGAAGATCCTTACTGGCATATCAAAAGAAGCAAAAGGTTTTGCAGGGATAAGCAGATAGAGAAGTATCAAAAGGAACTGGATCTATTATTATCAACTACAAAGTATCCAGGTAAAAATGTTCAGCAAGAAATTGACGACAGGATAGATTTCCTGAAGTCTGAAATTATCAATATAAACAAGAAATATGAAAAGATATTAAAGGATATTGAGGAAGTGCATACAGAGCATACATAGTACCTCCCTTGACCCGTCCTGAAAGTGTTCCTGTTTGATACAGGTTACACTTTAGGGTAGACTGATAACCTATCTGGGACGGGTCTCCCTCCTTGTATTTTTTCAAGAAAAGGAGAAAAAATGCCGTTAGATTATTTTCCGCGCTTAAAATTGGAGATTGAAGGGTTAAAGCACAGTGTTGTCCATGCGTTTTCTGATCGTTCAGAAGAAATAAAGAAATATGCCTGTAATGTCATCGATGCGTCTTTAAATCATTTAAAGGAAAAAGGGTTAGAACAGGTAATAATTAAATGTGTTGATGATTGTTTAAGGGATGCTATAGATTGCGGTATAAGGGATATTGTGAAAGACGAAGTTTCGGAATATTTTAGATCAGGGAAAGGTTCAGAATTGCTGGTTAATTCCATAAGAGAACATTTGAATAATTTTTCATAAAGTAAACTGGCACGGTTATTGCATTAAGAAGAATTTATGAAACAGAATATTTTTATCATTCGGAGGAGACATGGGAGAAATATACAACAGATGTAAGTGCGCAGGACTGATAAAACAACGATACCCAAATCCTGATGAACTTAAACAGTTTGAAGAATGGTTGTTAGATGCAAACGAAAAAGACAAAGAACTTATTCCTACCTGTGAAAACACTCTGAAGCAATTCAACTCTTTAGGATTAAGGTTATCATCAGATAAAGACCCCTGCGAGTCCTGTCCTATTGTAGAAGTAAAGCCAAAGGATTTCAGACCTTTAGAACTGAATGGAAAATTTGCAGAGAAATTGCCTTCTGTTCCAAAATTTCCTATCGAGATCATACCGGAACCTTTTAAGTCTTATATACAAGATGTTGCGAACAGTGTTGACTGTATGATTGAATATGTTGCAATGGCAATGCTTGTATATTGGAGTGCAGTAGTAGGATTAAAACAGGAAATTGTTATAAAGGATGACTGGATAGAACCCTGTATGATTTGGGGAGCAATAATTGGACTTCCATCTTCAGGAAAAACGCCTGGCATAGATAAATGCAGGACTTTTATCAGGGAACTGGAGTATAAGTCAAGGAAAAATTATGAGAATAAGATGGAAGAGTATGAAAGACAAATGGCAGAGTTTGAGCTGGAAAGCAAGGGTAATATAAAAATAGATAAGCCTGAGCTTCCTGAACTGCATCGCTATGAAATACAGGATGCAACAAGAGAGGCTTCCAGTAAGATGATGTATAAAAACCCTAACGGAATTATAATGTCTCAGGATGAACTCTCTGCTTTTTTTACAGGATTGGATCAATACAAAAAAGGCAACGCAGGGGCAGACAGGCAATTCTGGCTAACAGCGTGGAGTTCAAAACAAATAACAGTTGATAGGGTATCATCAGAGGATTATTTCATAGAAAAACCTTTTTGTTCTATTATAGGGGCTTTGCTACCGGACTACTTAAAGATGTTTAGAGATCCAAAAGCAGGGTATGTTGAGGACGGCATGACTGCAAGATTTTTGTTTTTATATCCCAAAGAACATATACCTTTTTTTAAAAGAGAATCCAGGATAAAACAAGAAAACCATGACGCTGTTCAGGAGTGCTTTAAATGGATGGATGAAACTGTGTTTATAAAGGACAGATATAATATAAATACAGATGGCTATGTTAAATTATCTACTCAAAACAATACAGCAAAACTCTATACTGAATGGGTGAACGGTGTTCACAGGAGACAGATGGAAAAGGAGATACCAGAGGACCTAAAAATTCACTGGGGTAAGTTGGGAGCCTATGTTCCAAGATTGGCTCTGTTGTTTCATACAATGCGAGAAGCAAGGGCAAAAAAGATTATACCCTATATGATGGATGAAAGCATGGAGAGAGCGATCAACATTATCGAGAAGTGCTTTAAGCCTCATATTAAAAAAGTCTATTATGTCAAGAGTTTAACAAGGGACGAAAAAATAGCGTATAAGTTATACGATTGGATGGTTAGCAAAGGAGAGTCCTTATATTATCTAACAGATTTAAACCAGAGATTTAAGCCTAATGGCAAGGGTTTGGGTATAGGGACCATAACAATTATGTGTGAGATTCTTGACGTTCATGGCAGGGGTAAGATTTTCACAAAGAAGAAGATGAAGTATATTTATGTGTTCAAGGAGAATCGTAATGCTTGAAATAAACAAAGTCTATCATGGTGATTGTTTGAAGGTAATGCAGGGCATACCGGATAAGTCGATTGACATGATCAACTGCGACCTTCCTTACGGAACAACCGCTTGCAAGTGGGATACGATAATACCTTTTGAGCCTTTATGGGAACAATACAAAAGGATTATTAAGGATAACGGAGCGATTGTATTATCAGCTTCACAGCCTTTTACCAGTAAACTTGTTATGAGCAATTTAAAGATGTTTAAGTATGAGTGGATATGGGCTAAATCCAAAGCGACTGGACATCTTGACTCTAATCGAAAGCCATTGAGATCACACGAAAACATTTTAGTGTTTTATAAAAACCTTCCCACTTACAATCCTCAAATGACAAAAGGGGAAAAACATCACAGGAGTCAAAAAAAACAGTCAAAACAAACAGAAGTTTATGGGAGATTCAAATTTGATCTTTATTATAGTGATGAATATTATCCTAAAACGATTCAATTTAAGAATGTCCAAGAAAATGCGATTCACCCAACCCAAAAACCAGTAGCTTTATACGAGTACCTAATCAGGACTTATACTAATGAAGGCGATACGGTATTAGATAATTGCGCTGGTTCAGGCACTACTGCCATTGCCTGTATCAACCTTAACCGCAATTATATTCTAATCGAAAAAGAGAAGAAATACGTTGACATTTGTAACCAGAGGATTAGGGAAGCACAGCAACAAACAAGGATTGATTTTAAATGATTTATGTCTTTAAGGAAAGGAGGGAATGATGACAACTAAAAAAACTGATCTATATGAATGTGATGAGTGCGGTTCTTTCACAAACACAGATCCAAACCTTTTTCGGAAACTAACGGGAAATGTGAAAAATGCTGTTGACTCAAATGTGTCACTAAAAGATGATAAAATTTACTGTGTTCCATGTTTTTTGAAGATGA